CCGGGCTGCCCACCAAACGGATCGGATACGCCTCCCTGGCGGATCACAAGAAGGAGCGCCGCGCTCTGGTGCTGTGCGGGTGGTCGGAGTCGCACGTGCCGTTGAAGGACGCTAGGGCGTGGCAGGAGGAGTTGCCGGAGGACCGGGAGGCACTGGGGGTTCCGGAGCAGCGGATAGAGCGGCTGCCGTTGTTCTGACGGGGTTGTATCCCGCCTACTCGACATGCTAGGGTAGATATATCAGGACAGGGAAACACCACACCGAGGAGACTCCCAATGAACGCCAAGCAGCTCACCCAGAACACCGCCACCCTGATCATCGCGGCAATCCTTTTCCTTCCCCTCCTGATCGTAGGAATCCCCCTCCTGAAGCTGTGGCTCTGGGCCGTCAAGACCTTCGGCCCGAAGAACCCCCAGATCTGATCCCGCACCCTCACCGCCCGCCTCCTGGAACACTCCAGGAGGCGCCCCTATACCCCCAAGGAGCCTTCCAGATGAACGCCCTGATCTACCTCCGCACCGAAACGCCCGTTATCACCGGGGAAGACCTGGAACGCCTCGATCTGATGCGTCCGTACGCCCTGGCCGCCGGGTACACCGTTACCGAGGTGTGGCCGGTGTACGCCCCGTTCGAGTCGCCGACGGACATCAAGCACTGGACGAACGCCCGCCAGGACCTGGAAGAGGGGCGGTTCGATGCAATCGTGTTCTGGCATGAGGGGCAGGGCACACCGCGTCCTCGCCATCAGACCCGGGAAGATCTCGGCTACGACCGGGGTACTTCTGACTCCGCGTCTCCGGAGGGTTTCCAGCCGGGTGCCCGGGTGAAGTACGACGACGCGGCGGGGGAGGTGCTGGAGCGGGTTTATTCGACGGCTCGGGGGGCCTGGGACTGCCAGGTGCAGTTCGATGGTGTGGAGGGCACGGGGACGGTGTGGGAGTCGGATCTCGTGCCGGAGTGATCATGGGGTACACCGAGGGGGATCGGGAAACCGGTCCCCTTTAGTGTTGCGCCATGAGCCCTGTACCGGATCGTCGTCCCCTGTATCTGCAAGTAGCGGAGGAGCTGCGCCGCGATGTTGTGCAGGGGCGGAAGCCCGGGGATCCGCTGCCGTCGATCCGGGCGCTCCAGGAGCGGTTCCAGGTGGCGAACATGACCTTGCGGGCTGCTCTGGGGGTGCTGAGGGATGAGGGTTTGATCTATACGGTCCAGGGGCGCGGCAGCTATGTCACGGGCGGCGCTGAGGAACCGGTGACGGGGGAGGGAATCTCGTGGGCTGCTCTGGTGGGGATGGTGGTGGAGCTGCGGGAAGAGGTCGGGGAGTTGCGGCGGTTGGTGGAGGAGCTGAGGGCGGGCCGGGGCGTGTAGGGGTTGTGCCTCCTATCTCGAATCTGCTAGGGTAGATACATCAGAGACACCGTGACAGAGGAGACTCCCCGTGCGCCACATCCACCGCCGCAACATCTGTGACCACGGCTACGAGGGAACGCCCTGCCACCCCGGCAACCACAAGGCCGTAGGCCACGCCGAGTGCTCCGAAACCGCCTGCCCCACCAACACCCTGGAACGCCACGCCTACAACCCCCACAAGTCCGGCATCGGCTGCACGTGCGGATTCGGCCCCTACGACAAAGTCCACTTCTGAGGAAAGTCTGACCATGACCGAGAACGTCACCCATCGTTGCCGTAGCTGCGGAGTCACCGTGTACATAGGCGACGAGTGGACGTATTGCAGCGGCGGTTCCCAGTTCTGCTACAACAGCGGCCCTAACCCGAGCAAGATGCTGCGCTGGGCCAAGGACGCCGGTCTGAAGATCGTGTGCTCTGTGGCCCCGTACGAGGGCCGGGAGGTGGTGTACGACTCGGGCTATTCCGGCACGCATCCGCGCCCTTGGGTGCTTCTGGGGACGGGGCTGCGGTTCTCGGGTAAGGAGTGTCTCGCCCTGCCTCTCCCTCCGGTGCTCCAGCCGTCTCCGCCGTCTTCCCGGGGGTTCCTGTCGCGCATCACGGGGCGCTGGGCCCGTTAGTTCTGATCTTCGTTGCAAGGCCCCTGCCTTCGGGTGGGGGTTTCTTGTTGTGCGCTCTCAGCTCTGTATGCTAGGGTAGATACATCAGGACACACCAAAACCGAGGAGAGTCCCATGGAGCAGAACCCCTTGTTCCTGATCGTTGCCTGCGACGACAGGTGGGGCCAGTACAAAGAGCTGCGCCTTCGGGCGGCCGACCTGGAAGACGCCCTGACCAGGATCAAACAGGACACTCGCTGGCGCCCCTCGTACAGGATCGTCGGCTGGCTGACAGAAGGAGAGTTCTGACCATGGCGAAGAAGGAATCCCTCAAGAAAGCCGTCGCCCTCCCTGAAGGCGGCCTGCAATGGTCCTGGAACGGCCTCGGGGAAGTCCGGCACACAGTCACCTGGGACGGGAAAACGGGCCAGTCAGTTTGGGTCGTCTGGCACGGCGAACTCCCCATGCGGGCCGAACTGCCCTGGTTCCTGGTCAAGGCGCGCGGCGAGGTGCAGGAGAACATTCGGCATTTTCGCAACGCGCATCTTGATCGAATCCACGCCAACAGGGCCCTGCACGCTGTAGGGATGCTGGCAGATCAACACTTCGACACGCCTGGATACTGCAACTGCTGGCGCTGCACCCCTGAGGAGACCTCGTGACGTCGCCTGAACAGTCCGATCTTGTGAAGATCGGCCGCGTCTACACCGGCCCGTACGGCTGGAAGTTCCGTATCGACGTGATCACCACCCACCCCGACCCTGCTGACGGGGAACCGATGGTTCTCGGCTGGAAGTTCTTCAACGGCTACTGGCAGGCTGCCTCTTACGGCCTGTCCGAGTGGCTGGGGATGGAAGACCACGAGTGGCTGCCTGAGGAGACCCCGTGAACACCCCCAAGAAGCCCGGCGGCATCCACGTCACCGAGGAAACCGTCTACAAGCTGATCCCCGACGCGGACGCCCTGGCTCTGGCCTGGATCAAGGCGTGGGCCGACAAGGTGCCCTCGGGCACTCAGATGATCTTGGCCAAGATGCGGTGCGCCCTGGCTGACGGGCCGTGTGGGTGCCCCGAGGACGCCTATACGTTCAAGTGCACGGGCCCGTACCCGCCGGTCCCTCTGGAGATCCTCATGGCCTGGGTTACCCCCCTGGAAAGCTCCCCGGGCCCTATCCCCGGTGTGGTGGAGGGCGTCATGCTCCCTGCGCCACAGGCTGTTGTGTCGGGCGGTCACGTGCGTGAAGTCCAGTTCGTGGGGCCGGGGATGGCCCTGTATCTCAAGAAGATCTGAGGGGCGTCCCGTGCCTGACGAGAACACCCCTACCGGTAACCGGCCGGATTATCAGCATCCCGCCCACAAGGTCCCTCTGGGTTCCTGGACTGGGCAGCGTCACCAGAAACGGATCATCGGCTTCGAGCAGCGTGCTGAGATCCTGGAGAAGTTCCGGACCGCCCGCGAGGGCAACCCGGCTCTCTCCAAGGCGGCGTTCGCCCGTGCTACGGCCCTCGACTACGGGGTATCCGCTTCCACCATCCTCGCTATCCTTGCTGGTTGAGACTGGAGACCCCGTGACTCCCGGGTGCGAGCTGTTTGCCGGGTCCCTTCACGACGCCGACCCGCCGCCTGCTGCCGTACAGGTCATCCTCGAATGGATCACCGGTGACGGCTCCATCAGGCACAGCACCAAGAACCTGTGCGCGGCCTGCTACGACGACAAGATGCGCGAGTTCACCGACACCGCCACCGAGGGCCGTTACAGCCTTATCACCGTTATCCAGCGCTACCAGGAGACCCCGTGATCACGGAACAGCAGCTCGCCGAGTACAACGAGGCGATCATGACCTACCAGCACCACGTCCCTGTCGGATTCAACTGCTGCTCCGCACACCCTGCCGCAGAGGCCAGCATCCGCCTGTACGCCGAAGTCCTCCGGCTCCGCGCCGCTGTTACCGCCTACGAGACTGCCCGGGAGACCCCGTGAACCCCGTCGAGAACCCCCGTGACCGCATCCATTTCAGGTTCTGCCCTGACGACATGTGCAGGGTCCAGCACAACGCGCCCGGCGACCGCTGCAAGGATCTGGACGAGCTGCTCGATCAGGTCGCCGACCCCAACACCTCCCTTGTAGCCGCCTACCGGCAGCTCTTGGACATGCACATGGACACGCTGCTCACTCACGGCCCCCAGGTAGCTCAGGGGCTTGCCCTGGCTATCACGAAGCTGGCTCCCCTGTTGCCTGCCGAAGGGGCCCCGTGGGTCGTGGCCTCTCCGTACCCCGACCCGATTCAGGAGACCCTGTGACGTCGCGTTGGCTCGTCTTCCACGTAGAGATCGAAACCGACACTGATGATCCGGCAGCTATCGCCGCGATCATCGACCACATCGACAGCCAGGTTTCCGGCCTACCACAGATGATCAAGGCCGACTGTGCCGACGGGATCGACACCGTGGCCTACCAGGCTGTTTCCATGCACGGCCAGGAAAGGGACGACTGATCATGGACGGCAACACACTGGAAGACGCCCGTGAACTGTTGGCGCGGTTCCAGGAGGTGATAACGGCTGCCGAGGCGGGCGGGAAGCCGGGTTGGGGTCCGTTCGCGGACATCGTGATCATGAAAGTAGAGGGGGAGTAATGAGCTGGGGAGGGCCGGGCGGGCTCACAGGAGACGCCGCCGTGCTGGAGGGGCAGGAACTCCAGGCTTATCTGGACGTCTGGATCGAGCAGGGGATTTTCCGGGAAGGGAAGGTCATCTGGGATCCGCAGGAGGGTCGCCACTGGGTGGAGGTCAGCCTCACTTCCGGGTTCTCCCGTCGGGAGTGGTCGGCAGAGGAGTTCCGCGCTTACATCCAGGGCGTGAAGGACGCTACCCGGCATCACCGCAGGGAAAAGCCTGGGGTGGGCGACGGTGCCGGAGGGTAGGCTATTTGGCGGACCCTTCGGGGTTCGTGACGGAGACAGGGACGGCCGGACGTGTGGAAGCGTCCGGCCGTTTCGTTGTGTCTGGGTGTTGTGCCTCCTTCAATCCATGTGCTAGGGTAGATATATTGAAGCACAGGGACACCAAACCGAGGAGACCCTCATGTCGTACGCCACGATCCTCCGATTCGCCGCCGTCCTCGCCCTTATGGGCACGGGTCACTGGATCATCGCCCTGCTGGTCTGGGGAGTCGGCTACGGCGCCCAGAAGGCCCTGTACACCCACCTGATGAACAAGATCTGAGAGGGGACCGTCATGGAACCGCGCACACCCTGCGAGGAGTACGGCCACGACTACGAGACCGATCCTGAGGACATCCTGCTCCACGTTTGCACTGAGCCTGGCTGCGGCGACTGGTACCGAGACTGAGGAGCATTCCGTGTCTACGCCCTCTTACAAGATCACCTGGACTGTCGGTCTGCTTTTTCGCCGCACCGTTCGCCGGACCCTCCTGCGGGACAGTGTCAGGTTCTCCGAGGACAAGAGCCTTGTGGACTCTCTGTTCATTATCCGGCCGACCTCCCGGGCGCAGTACGACGCCCTGATGGCCTGGATGCGCCGCGTATCCGAAACCAACTGAGGAGCCCTGATGAACGAGAGCCCCCTTTACTTCCAGAGCATCCACCCGGTGGGTGTGGTCTTGTTCCGCTCCAGCCGTCTTCACAGGCGCCGTATCCACACGCACCTCCAGGCTCTCGGCTTCATGTACATGAGTGCTCTTTGGTGGGTCCTGTGGGTCGATTTCATCGTGTGGCCCCCCACTCATGCCGAAGCTGTTGAACTTCAGGACTGGCTGCGGGGCCTCGGCGTCTCCTAATCCTCTGCCCGAACCCCCTGTCGACACCGGCAGGGGGGTTTTTCATGTGCTAGGGTAGATAAATACCAGGCGCACCGTGTGCCTGGATACAAATGGGGTGCGGAATGCGCGGTCTGTGGTGGGTTCTTGCTGTAGCGCTGTACATACTGGCGCTCGGAGGGGTAATGGCCGGACTGCACGGGGACTTGTTCTCTTTCCTCATCGCGGCCGGACTCGCCGGATGGGGCTGGGCCTGCCAGAAGAAGGCCACCCGGACACCCAAGTAGTCGCAGCGGCCAGTACCAGAGGAACCCCCGTCCGATCGGACGGGGGTTTTCTGTCGCACAGATAAGGGTCTATTTACCCAAAGTAGGACATAGGATTCATATATGAAGATCGGTATGGGATGGGGCTCCGACCAGGTAGGCCACGCCTGGGGAGAATTCCCCACCGTAGAGGCGGCAGCACAGGTGTTCCAGGGTTTTCTGCGTCGCATCCGGACTCGCTGGGTCCCCGGCTTCATGGGGGACCCGTTGGTGCGGGACGGCAAGCGGCTGTTGATCCGCATGTGTACCGACGGCGTGCGTGCGGTGCAGCAAGGCAAGCCGTGGCGTGCGCAGATCGGCGATGTGTGGGTGTCGTTGTTTCCCCGACAGTAGGGGTGTTGTGGGATCTACAGGGAACATGCTAGGGTAGATACATCAGCTCAGGGGAACACCAAACCAAGGAGACTCCCATGGAAGCCGTCAACAAGATCGCCACGCACCTGCTGTTCGTCGACAACGACCCCGAGATGATGGACCACGGCAAGCAGCGCGTAGCTGAGCAGTTCGCCCGGAAGGCCGGTCTCCAGGGCCTGGGCATCGAATACCCCGAGCTGGTGGCTCGCGCCCGCGCTCACGTCCGTGAGAACCTGATGGGCTGATTGTCAGATGTACCGAGGGGGCCGGGAAACCGGCCCTTTCGGCGTTTCCGGGGGTGTTGTGGGCCCTCACCTCATGTGCTAGGGTAGATATATCAGCAGGGAACACCACACCAGGGGAGATCTCAAAAATGACCGTCAAGGCCTTTTACTCCGGCACCTACACCCCCGACACCCAGGTCTACTACTGGCTGGTCAACAAGGACGGACGGGATCTCATGATCACCCGTCGCCGGGCCGCTGAAATCCAGAACGACCCCTCCCTCCCGTACGGCTGGACGGTCGAACGCCGCATGGTCACCAAGATGGTCGCGGCCTGCCCCTGGTGTGGCGCACGTCCCGTCCAGTGGGAAATGGACTGCGACGGGTGGGCCAGCACGGGCACGTGCGGAAGCAAGCAATGTAACCGACTCCGCCGATGTGAGGGCTGCGGAACGGACGGCACCGCCCGCATCGGCAGTGTCCGGGGCCATCTCTGCCTGAGCTGCAACGAGACGGCCCGTCAGAACAACCTGGAAGCCGCCCGCGACCGGTACGAGCTGGTCCCGAGTACCTGGTAGGCCCTTGAGCACACAGAAAAGCCCCGACTCCTCCAGGGAGCCGGGGCTTTCTCGTATGCCCTACTCGGGGCCTGTAGAGCCGCCTGCGCGGCTCTGTCCCCACTCGACGACCTCCGGGGACTCCGGAATGGATCCGATGCGCATCACGGGTGGAACGAACGGGTACAGCTTGCCGGTCACGTTTTGCCGGACAGCCATGTGCATCGCCTGGAGGGCCGTCCGCAGCGACGAATCCATCTTCTGTCCGTGCATCCGCTCCCAGACCGTCACAGCCCGCTTGAACAGGGCCGCCCACCTGCCGGTGCTGATGTGGGCGGCGCACGCCTTGCACGCCGACCAGTCTTCCCCGGACATGTGCTGTGACTGTCCGGGGAGGGGGAAGTCCTTCACGGGCAGGATGAACGATGCTTCGTCGTCCTGGTTGCAGAAGTCGCACCGGTACAGCGGCTTCACTTCGTCCTGCTCCACGGGTACAGGCGCGTGTCCTCCGGCGTCCTGGAGGCCGTGTACCCATTCCTGCCGGGTGCCGTCGTCGCTTTCGAGCAGGGAGAGGATGCGGCGGCATACAGCGCATACTTTTGCCCGGCCGGGTCGGGTGTCGCCCATGAGATCTCCTCGGGTGGTTGGTCCCTGTTGCCATCGTAACAGGGTAGATAATTCTTCGTTTGCGCCGTTCGTGCACCAGATCTACGGTGAAATCACAAGACTCCGGGCTAACCCGGACGACATACCTCGTAACCACCACAGGGAAGGCCCGTACACGCCTCACATTGCCGCCGTACGGGCCTTCCCACTGTCAGCCGCTGCCTCGGTGAACGCGACAGGGCGCAGCCGAAGCTACGCCCTGTCTGGGGGTTGATCAGTAGTCGTACCTGGATCCGATCTTGACGACGGACCCGTTGGAGTTGACGTGGCGCTGGAACACGCGCTCCGCCTCGTTCTTCTCGTGCTCGAAGAGGGCGAGGAGTTCGATGACGGTCAGGTCCGGGTTCTTTTCGAGCGCCGCCCGGGTGGTGTTGGTCGCGTAGGTGCGGGACATCACCCAGGAGTCTTCGAAGGTGCGCTGGGGGGACTTGAAGCCTTTTCCGTCCATGCCGTCTTCCACGGGAGTCTCCTTGATGTTGGTGTCTCACTGATATATCTACCCTAGCACGTTCCTTGAAGGTTAGGCAACCATCTCCTCGGGTGGGGAGCAGCAAAGAGGGGGATCGGGCTGGAGACAGCAGCCCGATCCCCCGTCGCGGTACCGCGTCTAGTTCACGCGGAAACCACCCTGGTTCATGGCGTACTGAAGAAAGCCCAGCCACTTCAGCCAGTAGTCGCGGCCCTGCTCGCTGATTCCCGCCTTTTCCAGGGCGGCCTTAACGGTTTCGCCGGTGTGGGTGCGGTAGGTGGTGAGGGCCGCGTCGATTTGAGCGGGCGAGACAACCCACCCGTCGTTACTGCTGAAGCATTCACTGTAGATGCCGGTGACGGGGGTGGGAGTCCAGGTCAGCTTGCGAATCATCGCGTCCGCATAGTCCGAGATGGTCTTGCGGACGGGGAGGGTGGTGTCGGTGGCCTGCTGTCCACCGGAGAGGGCGATCAGACGGTTGTCGATCTCCGCGTAAACGGCTTCCCAGTCGTCGTCTCCGATGGTGTCGGACTCGGGCCACTCGGGCGGAGTCTGATCGATGCTGCGGGTCTGGAGCATCCCCAGCAGGCCCATGGCGGTGTGGTAGCGGCCCATGCCGCCGATGTTGAGCCGGAAGGTGGTCCGGTCTGCGGCAATCAGGGCTTCGTACGCATCATTTACGGCGTCCTGGGCTTCGATGTAGCGCTGGGTACGGCCGGGGTACAGCTCGTGAGCCTCCCAGTCGAGTCCCTTTTCTTCCTGGGCGCGCTTGACGTCGAACTGTCCGGACTCTTCCTTGGGCAGGCTGTCCCGGACCTTGACGGCGGCGAAGAACGTCTTGCTGGTCTCGTTGTAGGCGGCCGTCTCGACTGCGGTCATCGGCTGGACGGTGCGGAAGTCGTAGCCCACGGGGTCTCCTCGGTGTTGGGTTGGTAGGGCAGAGCATATCAACATTCTAGGGTAGATACAACAAATGAGGGGTAGCTGTTACGGCTACCCCTCATCCTGCAACCCCTTCAGTCCTCCCGGAGGATCTCCCCAGGCTCAAGCCGGTAGATGAAGCCCTTGGAGACGGCGTAAACGAGGCCGTCCCGGTATTCCTGCACCCGCCCTGTGATGCGGACCCCTTCGTACATGAAGGCCACGGTGTGTCCGATCTTCCGCAGGCAGTAGATCTTGGTGGTCAGGGCGTCCAGGGCGCGGACGGCGACAGGATCGAGGATCGGGCCCTCGGCCAGGTCGCGGTATCCGGCGATGGCGTCGTCCAGCATTTCCAGCTCTTGGGGAGTGAACACGGGAGTCTCCTCGGTTCGGTGTCTCTTGATGTATCTACCCTAGCACATAAGGAAGGAAAGGGGAACCCCGCCTGATCGGATCAGACGGGGTCAGGAGACCTTTCGGTCACTTTCTCCACTCGTACCCGGCTCTTTTCATATCCTGCCGGAAATTCTTCAGGGCATAGTGGCAACTGGGGCTCAGGGCCATCGTGGCGACGCGTACACCGTCCTTTCGGATGGTGTAGTGGCTCGTTCGGGGGTTTTTGATGACCTCTATGCCCTGGTTTCGTCCCCAAGATCCCTCCAGCTCGCGGAGGATCACACGGACTTCTTTGCTCGACATGACAGTCTCCTCTGTGGTGCAGGTATATCTACCCTAGCACTCATGGTAGGATCCGACTACCACTTTCACACAACAAGGAGTTTCCGTCATGTACGAGATCACTTTTACAGTCGGCCTCCGCTACCGGGGAGGCGTCCGGCGGCAGCTGCGCGACCTCGGCTTGGACTACACCGAGGCCCGGAGCCTGCTGGACTCACTGATCACGATACGCACGGACTGCCGGGAGCTGTACGAGATCCTGGCAGACGAGATCCACGAGACCGCTGCGAGCAGGGCCCTCAGATAACCCTGAACGCAAACGGCCCGATCACAGGAATTGTGATCGGGCCGTTTTTCTGTTCCTGCAACAAATCCTGCACACCCTCCAGAACAGACAGAACGGCCCTCAGGAGCGCCTGGAACCCCCGGGCAGGTCCCGATACCCCGGAGAGATCCCGGGAGCCCTGTAAAACGCCGTCCAGAGCGGCTACGGTGAGGCCTGCCCTCGGAGGGCACAAACCGCTGACACCGTCGCCGGAACTAGGGTGTCGCGGGCCCTTCCGAGGGCACCCTCATGTCTGCGGGCTGTCGGCGGGTACCGGGTCGGTCGGGCAGCCGCAGCCCCAGTTGTGGGTCTCCGGGGTCGGACAGTGGACGTCGTGCTCGATCCCGGCGTCGCAAGCGGGGCAGTCGGTGGCCACCGGTTTCTCCGGGGTGAGCTGCACGGAGGCCCCGCAGTCGCAACGCTGGTCCCCATGCCAGGGGTCGCCGTCGCACTCCGGCACCCATTCCAGGGTCACCGGGATGGCTTCCATGGTCACGAGGTCGTGCCAGTCGCCCCACGAGCTGGGAGGCTGCTTGCCGCAGGCGGCGTGAACCAACTGGGCCTGCCCCTCCTCGATCTCCAGCTGGTAGCGGTTGTCTCCGGGAGGGCACGTGCAGCCGGTCTCTTCGTACTCCGGTTCGTCGGAGGGGTCGACGGGTTCGAAGAAGTTCAGGGTGTCCATGGGGTGATCTCCGGATCGATCTCGTCGGCGGCCTCATTGCAGTCGTCCATGTGGTCATCGGTGTAGTCGCGGAGCCGTTCCGAGTTACGGATTGTCTCCGCCAGCTCGTGGGCGAAGGCGTCGATACGGGCACTCGCTTTCTCGGAACGTTCGGGGGAGTGAGGGCCGCCAGCCATCAGGGCCGCGTACAGGTCTGCCCTAGCGCTCACGGGGTTTCCTCCGGGTCGGGCCGGTCCGTCTCACAGATCAGGCAGACGCGTCGGTGGTTTTCCTTGCTGCACACCGGGCAGATCCACGCCGGGCCGATCCCGAGTTCCGCTTCCAGTACCTTCACGCGGGCTTCCGCGTTGTTCGCGCGCTGGAGAACCTTGCTGTAGACCGACCAGAGGACCGGCCGCTCCTTGCCGTCGGCGTACCGCTGCACTTCTTCCATCAGCGCGTTGTTTTTCTCATCAGCCCGCCGCAGCCCTTCCTTGTAGCGGGTGCGGTGGTTCTCCAGGGCGGCCACGGCGTTTGCGCTTGCCCGCCGCTCCAGTTCCTTGAGCATGTTCCGAGAGCCGTCGATGGCGCGGGCGAGGATCGCGTTCCTCAGCTGGTCCGACGTGTACGAGACTTCGCAGGTGACCTCCTGCTCACAGAGGCTGTGATCGCCTTCCTCGTGCGCCCACTCCCTCTCGTGCCGATCACACGGTTCTCCGCCGTCCTCGCACGGGAATTCATCGCAAGGGGTCGGCTTCGGTGCCCCCTCGGCCTCTGTATCCGCCTGTTCGGCGTCTGCGACCGCTATCACGGCGGAAACCAGATCAGCGGGGCAGGTGCCACCCGTAACGGCGTCCATGGCCGCTGCGTACCGCTGCCACCGGGTGGTAGGCGTCTGAGCCCGGTTGGCCTCACTGAGGACGTCGATACCACAGCCCCGGTAGGAGCAGGTACACCGCAGGGCCGACGCTTCCACGTCCGAGACGGTGACCCGCTTCCAGTCAAAGGGGGATTGCAGGCCCTCGGGGGCGTGCTTCAGGCACCGGAGCATGTGAGGCGACACCCAAGAGCGGTAGCCCACCAGGCGGCTTCCGTCCCCGGTCAGGAGAGACGGCGTGTAGATCTTTCCGCCGTCTCCGTACACGGTCCGCCCCTGCTGAAGGTGCCAGACGTCCGCGAAGCCGAGCGGCCCTCCCTGGCAGTCCATCAGTGGAGGGCAAACCTTGTCCGCTCCGGGCTTGTTCAGGCAGAGGCAGCGGTGCCAGCACTTTGACTTGTGGCTGACGGCTCCGTCGCATTCGGCGCCGGGGGCGTGCTGTGGGTGCTGGCAGTTCGGGCAGAGGTCTTTCATGCCGGGTCTCCTCCGGAGTCAGCGCGGACGGCGTCGATGATGATCTTCCGCATTTTCGGTGTCATCTTGGGGTGGAAGGCGAAGAGGATCCGTACGCCGATTTCCCCGTTCTCGGTGGGGATGTCAACGGTGTCGGCATGGGGTTCCAGACCGTCGGCTCCGAGGTTGACGGCCCAGTCGGATACGTCGGCTGCCCTCGTGAGTAGGGTGTCGATGCTGCGCTGCGCCGCCTCGAAGTCTTCTTGGGGGAGATGGCTCCAAGCACGGCTCATCTCCAGCGGTTCGCCGGTCTCCGGCTCCAAGTCGACGACTGTGGAAGGGATCGGCGTACCGTCCATCTGCTCTCCGATGCCCATGAAGTCCGGGTCTTCCGTGAGCGTGATGTGCTGCCGGGCGGCTTCGGCGCGGAGGTCGGCGTCGGTGTACGGCTGTTCAGTCATCGTTTATCTCCTGGTGGTATGAGGACGGCCGTCCCGCCACTGGACGAGACGGCCGTTTTGCCGGGTGCGGTGGGTGTCAGAGGGACCCTGCGATCAGGTCCAGAGCGCTGTTCGCTGCCGCCCGCCGTTCGGTGGGGGTCATAGGCACGATGACCCCCAGCATTTTTGCGGCGGTGAGGTCTTCGGTGTCCTGGTTGACTCCGGCGTTGGCGATTTTCCGGAATTCTTGCGAGGCGAACCCTGGGGTGTCGGGGTTCAGCAGTGACGACGGGAGCCCGCCACCTGTTACCTCGGCCACGGCGATGCATGCCACGCTCACCATCCGGGCTGTGGTTACGGGGTCTTCTGCCAGAAGGGTCAGCAGCGGGTCTTGACAGGTGGTGCATCCGTCGAGGGCGGCCCCGATGAGGTCCGCGAGGAGTCCGCCGTTTACCGGCAGTCCTCCGAAGTCGTTGGTGTCGTGGTCGAATCCGGTGCTGTGGTCGTGCGTGACGGGTTCGGGGCGTTCCCGGCGGGGCTTGCTCGGCTTCTGCCGTCCCATGGGTTTCTCCAGGTTTCTGGGGGTTGTTGGGGCGGTCTGAGGCTATCGGGCGGGTCTGACACGCCCCGAACCCGCCGCGTGCTGCGACGGGTTCGGTGTGGGGGAGGGTCAGCGTGCGTTTTGGTAGCGCGCGGCGTCCTGCTGCATGCCCTGCCAGACAACTTCGAACATCTGGGCGAGGATCATTTCCCGGGCGCCGAGGTTGCGCTTGTTCTGCGTGTTCGCCTGCACGAAATGCAGCTTGGCGGCGCGCTTCCGGCGGAGTATGGCGTTGGCGATGGCTTCGTCGGTGGCGTTGCGGAGGCGCCAGTTGCCGATGGTCTGGAGAACGATCCGGAATCCCCAGTTGAAGAGGCGTTCCGAGTCGGCGGCGGTCATTACGCCCTGTTCGACCTTTTCGGCGAGCATGTTGCGGGCAGCGGTTTCGGTGTTGGCGATGACACGCATGACGATCCCCTCGGGTGGTCGAGCTGATGTATCTACTCTAGCAGCTACGGGTTCGCTTGCCTAGCATCATGCAGCCTTTGATGCAGGGATAGCAAACGGGGGCACAGCCGAAGCCGTACCCCCGTCTCTCGCCGGTCACTCCGGCAACAGTCCCAACTCCCGGCACACCCGCACCGCTACCTCTGCGATGGCCGTCGTGGAACCGTCCAGATGCACCACGCCGTTGCTGGTAGCAGTCCAACGGATGTCGTGGGCATCCCAGCACTCTTGTTCGGTCATCTCACAGTCGATGCCGTTGCACTCGTACGCCTCAGCCGTCAGGTTCTGTACCAGCCGCTCCCTGAACGCCTCTACAGACACCGGCCGCATCTCCTCGGGCGTAGGCCCGTGGCGCTCCCCGAACCATCCCATCAGTCCCACCCTTCCTCGCTGCGCTGCATCCGGGACGTGGACTCCGGCCGCTCCCATAGCTGTTGGTCCAGCTCCCACAACTCCCGCCAGCCCTCCTGTTCGTTCCAGTCGGGTATCTCCGGGTCCTCATCCGGGTGTCTGCGCCTCACTGCTGCTCACTCCCACGCTTGACAACGAACATTCCGCCGCCGATGTTGACGACCGTGTCCCCGGGGTGGGCGTACACCACACCACCCCGTGGGCCCCAGCCGACCAGCTCGTACGCTCCGCCAGCACGCCAGCCGCCAACCCATGCGGCGATCTCGTCCGCGTTGTCCCGGGTCAGCGTGCGGGTGTCCGGCGGGCAGTCGTAGCCGTGCTGGCCGCAGAAGTTGTGACCGCGAGTGCACGGGTTGACGGGCTCCCGGTGCGCCGTGTCGTCGCCTGTGTGCCCCGCGACAGCTGCCCCGGCAGTGGCCTCCCGGGCACATTCCTGCGCGTACACGTCCAGGATGTCGGCGAGCTTCTCCGGGTCCATACCGAGCCGTTCGGCTGCTGCCAGTGTCGCCGGGGTGATCCGGTTCTCTTCCATGGTTCCTCCTAGGAAAGAAGCCGCCCACGAGCTGGACGGCTTCTTACGGGTTTATCCGTTCACGGCTACGGCGGCGGCCATACCTCCAAGAAAGCCGATGATGAGTAGCGCCGCGTAGAGAATCAGTGCGACAGGTATGGCGAGTGTGATCAGGATTGCGCGGCGGACGGTTCGGGCTTTCACGGCCTCTTCTTCGGTGTCGGTCAGTTGTGCCAGAGGCCGATGGCGAAGCCTGTGGCGATGATCAGGGCTACGGCGCTTCCTGCGATGAGCAGGAGTAGGCAGCCGATTCCTTTGGGGATCATGGTCAGTGTGCTCCCGGTGCGAGCTTGGCGAGGAGACGGCCCAGGCGGGCCGATCCGGCGGGGGAAAGACGCTCGAACTTGATCTTCTGCGTCTTGGGCTGCTGAGGGTTGCGATTGTACGTCTGGTTAGGCATGTGAACGCCTCCTAGGGAATGTATCTACCCTAACAGAAGAGGGACGGGAGATCTAGTAGTCTCCCGTCCCCCAGACGCTCAGATCGTCGTCCGTCCCGCGTACTTCCACGTCGCATCGAGAGGGATCCCACCAGGGCAGCGCCCCGGACGGTGTTGGGGGATCTCATCTCCCTTGTCCGAGTAGCCGTAGCGCGTGAACGGGCACTTGAGGCGGTCGCACTTGCCCTCGGCCGTGAACACGTACCAGGTATCACCCTGGTGAGCGACGACGTCCGAGAGGCTGCTCCCTGTGGACCACGGATACCAGGCGCCCCAAGACACGTACACCAGCACCGACTTACCGTCTACGTCCAGGCGCCACCTGTACAGGCTCGGGGAGATGCCCGGGTTACCGGGGTTGTCCCCCTCGCCTGCCGGAACTGCCTCCGCCATGCTGAATGTGCGGGCGTCCGTTCCTACCAGGGACTGGGGGACGTACACCTTCCAGGTCTCCGCGCGGCGCTCGTCGTACCAGTAGGGGCGTCGTAGCCTGATCTGGGTACCGGCCTTACGGGTCTTGCACAGTGGCTTGTTCCGCTTCATCGTTTACCCCCTTTGATATATCTACCCTAGCACACGGAAGGGGCGGAAGGCCAGTAGCCCCCGCCCCTTCCGTGCAACGCTTACGCGCTCGCCAGCTCCGCCGTCTCCAGCTCCGGCGACTCGATGGCCTTTACGTACGTCCGGAACATGGAGAGAACCTGCTTACCGACCTGCTGTACGGCCTTCATGACGTCCTCAGGGTCCTTGCCCGCCCAGGTGGCGATGTAAGGGGCGGAATAAGAGGCCGTCTCCAGTCCGTAGTACTGAGAGACCATGTAGGCGAAACTCTCGGCCACAGTCTCCGCGATACCCCGGTGCTCCCGGTACTCCGCCAGGTCCGAGACGTGGTCCGCCAGAATGTGACCGAGTTCGTGAACCAAGGTCTTGGTCTGCTGTGCAGGTGACACCCTGTCGCTCACACGCACGACCATCGCCTTGGGGTCGGTGTAGCCGTTCGCGCTGCCCGTGTTGCCGTGCTCGATGGTGTAACCGAGCTTCTCGATCTGTCCGGCGACGTCGTCCCACATTTCGGCAGGGGCCTCGCCCTGAAGGTGCTTGACAACCTTGGGACGGCTGACCGTGGGCGTGATGAAGTAGGTGGCCGCGCCCTCGTGCTGCCAAATCGGCTCCGTTTGTGAGACATCGAACTCGGCCTGGAGGCGGAAGCCGACGATCTTTGTTTTGTCTGGATTGCGCTCGTCCTTGGCCGTGATGGGGGAGGAGACGCGCAGGGACTTGGTGCCCTTCATGGGGAATCTGCCGCGAGCCGCCCAGGCTTTCGAGGTGATCACGGCCGTTGCGTCCGGGCACTGCGAAAGGATCCAGAGCATGTTGTTGAAGGAGAACCGCGACAGCTCGGTCCCGTTCTTCTCCGTCATGGCCTTGAGGAGCTTGGGCCAGGCGTCGGAGGTGACGAGTTCCTGCACGGTGTCGGCGAGCTTCTCGTGCAGCTCGTTAGCGAGCTGCTTGGTCTTGCTGGGGGACTTGCTCGCGTAGCGCTTGGCGTAGGCCATCAGGATCTCCTCGGTTCGGTGTTCCGTCTTGATATATCTACACTAGCACACTACTAGGGTAGATGCGCAAGAGGGATTCACAGCCAAACCGGGAAGGGACACACCCTCGGTGTGCGAATCGGCTAGAGTTCACACATCAATCCGGTGAATCCGTGGAGAGGGGACACCCATGTCCGATTCTGCAACACCCGCTGTAAAACCCCGCAACAAGTGGTTTTGGCTGCGCGGGGTACCCGCTACCATCGTGGTCGGCATTCCGGCCGGTACCGGTGTCCAGTACTTCACCGGACTGCATGACTCGACCCTGCGCGACCGTATCCAGGGCGGGGTGGCCTGGATCTTCGTATCGGTTGTCACCGGACTCACGGCCTACGCCCTGTACCGGATCAAGGTCAACATGGCGTACAACCGGCGGCCTTTCACCCCGAAGGACCGGGCGTACTGCAACGGGGCCGCGTGTACTGCACTTCTCGGGGCCGTGGCCATCGCAATCAGTCAGCTGATCTGGAAGACCCCCACAGGCCACAGCATCGGTTTGGTCGATGTGCTCTCCGCACAGGTGCTCACCTGCATCATCGTGTCCTGGGTCTTGTTCCTGCTGGCCGAGGTTCACAAGCGGGGTGCCGAGCTGTTCGACGAGCTGGAGCAGGGCGTATGACCGAGGCCCTGGAAGAAACAGAGTCGGGGATCACGATCCGCCTGGACATTCTGCTGGTGCAACGGAAAATGACGTTGACTCAGCTGGCCGCAGAGGTCGGGATGCACATCAACGCCTTGTCTCGGCTGAAGAACGGGGACGTCTCGTTCATCAGAATCGAGACTCTGCGGAAGCTCTGCAAGGTGCTGGACTGCCAGCCGGGGGACCTGCTCGTCTACACCGATCACCCGTAGCTCAGACAGCAAAAACGGCCGGTACGGGAGAGATCCCGTACCGGCCGTTTGCGTCCTGCTAGTCCGGCGCCTTTACCAGCGTCGGTTCGGTCCCCTTGTTCATGGCGGCCCGCACCTTCAGGATCAGCTCTCCGATCCGGCCCTCTACCCGGGCGATGTCCTCCGCCGTGTGGGAGTAGGTGTCCTTCTTCATCTGGCCGAGCCGGTTGCCGGTGTAGTCGATGAACCCCTGAAGGGTGAGCGGCTTGAGCGGCGGGGTGAGAACGTCCCGGCTGGTCAGCATCTCAAACGGCGACGGGCAGGAACAGCCGCTGTCACTGGCGTAGAACAGCTCACCGGTGGTGATGTCCTGCCAGACGGTCGTCATATCGAACTGATAAGCGTCATCGTCCCAGGAGAGGTTTCCGATGATCTTCAGGCCGAACTTCTCCGGGCTGCTGAACAGGTCGGGATCGTTGTAACCCATGGACGGCTTCCTTTCAGGGGCGGGCGGTGACGAAGGTTCCCAGGTGGTTGGTGTAGATCAGCCCATCACGCTTGACGAGACGGAAGGCTCGGGCGATGGATACTGTGCTGACGTTGTAGGCCCTCGCTAGCTCTGCCTGGGTGGGGAGCTGTTGGCCTGCAACATAGGTGTTGTCGGCTATGCAGCGTCGGATCTCGTTGGCGATCTCTACGTACCTTGCCATGTATCTACCCTATCACGAGAAAGCCGCCCCAGGGATCCCCCGAGGCGGCTCCTCACATCCGGCAACTAGCCTCCGTCAGGCCACTTGCTATCCCCTGACATCGAACCCCCGCCGCCTGCCGAGGGCCTTGAGAGACGTCGCTCCGGGGTCTCCAGTGGCATCGCTGCCGGTGAGGTGCAGTACCTCGCGGCGGAAGCGGTTATACGCGTCGTCGGTCTTGGTACCCCAGGAGCCGTCCGCGTACTTCTTGTCGAGGAAGCCCTCCGCAACCAGGGCGTTTTCGACGATCTTGACATCAGCGGGGTACGTCTTGTGCCCGGTGGCCGCCGGAAGATCCTTCTTGCGGGCCGCGATGATGTTGGACAGGTCAACGACCGGCTTCACAGGCGGCTTCGGCTTCACCGGAGGCTTCGGAACAACCGGAGCAGACCAGCGGTACGACGCCACGGCCTTGCCGCCACGCGGGTCCTGCGGGTCAGCGGTAGGCGGGCACACGCCGTCTGCGAACTTGGGGGCGAAGTAGCCAATCACACGGGGCGAGCGGCGCGGGGTGCTGTGAGACCAAACCCCGTTGCCCTGCCCGGCGTCCGTGGATCCGGCCTTGACGGAGTTGCCACCCTTGGTGAAGACGTTGTCCGCGTCGAACCCGACGACGACCTCCGTGTGCCCGTTGCCGAAGTTGCACCAGGCTCCGATGGACGGGTACTCCGACCACTGGCCGTGCTTCTTGGCCCAGTTGGTGAAGACGACCACGTTGTCGACCTTGGGGACGATCCCCGATAAGCCGACCTCGTTGTACATGCACCAGTCCCAGATGACGCACCAGGCGACCTTGTTCTCCCCGTACTCCTTGCCCCACGGGTTGTCGTTGTTCCAGCCGACGGCCGACTCCCACGTCTCGTAGATCTTCTCCGGGACGCTCATGACGTGGTTCAGCAGAGTCAGCCACTGCGGTACAGCCGGAGTCGGCGGAGTCGGCGGAGTCGGCGCGGCGGGGGAGGGAACCGCGAGCTTTGCCCACGCGGTGGCATCACCGTTGAACAGGTTCCGGTCGAGGCCTCCGCTGATCGCGTACTGGTGGATCACCCACGTCTTCCAGCCTGCGATGCTGGGCTTCCCCGCAGCATGGTTGGGGTCGGCGATCCACAGCGGGTAGGACCGTAGCGTCTCCGCGTCCGTCTTGGAGGCCGCCGCAAGCAGGGCGTTGAGGTAGCTGGTGTAGGAGTACACCAGGGCCTTGACGCCGGTCTTCGCCTTGATCCGGGCGAGGAACTTGAGCGCGTAGGACATCCGCTGGGCCTGGGTGCCTTCGGACGCCTCTAAGTCGAGGGCTAACAGGTCACCGGGCTTGGCCTTGGCCTTGGACAGGAAGAAGTCGGCTTCCTTGACCGGGTCCTGTGTGGGGTGGCCGAAGTGGTAGTGACCGACCTTCTTTCCTGCGGTGCGGGCGATGGTCACGAATGCATCGTGGTCGGCATCCGCTGTGTGCTCCCCTTCGGAAGCCTTGGCGATGACGAAGGCGGCGGTTACGGCTGCGAGGGCAGCGGAGACCGTGGGTATTCCGTTGTTGTTCGAGACGTCGATACCAGATAGAGACATGGAAATGTCCTTTCGCGCGAATTGGACAAGTGCCAGTCTCTCACGATGGAAATGGCCTATGGAATTAGGATTGGGCATGAAAAAGGGGCCGACCTGTAGTAGGTCGGCCCCTTGTTCTAGTGCTACATCTCAGGCCAGACGATCTTCGGCTCGATGCGGCAGGCCTCTCCGTTTTTCACGTACACCCGCCAGATGTCGGTATTTTCCTCACCCTCGCACTCCAGGTATCCGACGAAGTCATGTCCCGGGGCGGAATTGACGACGTTCTGAACGTGATCGATCAGGTTGTCGGCCCGGTACTCGTCGATCTCTCGCATGACCAAGGCAGTTGCCTTACGACGAAAAAGGGGGCCTTCCTCGGTATCGACGGTTTCCTCTTCGATTCGCAAGATCACATCGGGGTCATATCTGCTGGTGACGTTGTGCGGGGCGTACTTGCTGTCCCTGATTTTGTTCCAGGGGAGCGGCGGCACGATGGTGAACTCGCCGGTCACGTGTGTGCGGTAACCCATGGGGCCCTCCTTATCGCCTTTTTAGCGGGATTCGTTGCGCCGGAGCAGAACGGATTGCGGAACGGTGTAGGTGCCGATCCAGTGCATTACTTCTGTCGCGGATTGCAGGGTGTCCAGGTGCAGGGTGATCCGGTTAGCATCCCATTCCGCGATCTCCTGGAAGGTTTCCGGGAGGAGGCCCCAGAGTTCGATGAGATACGCGATGAGGCGGCTGCATTCGTCCTGGGGGAAAGCCAGTTCCGGGTCGGTCTTCTCCTGTACGGCCAGGTCATCGAAGTGGATGGTGAGGGCCCAGCAGTCGGGTTCGGGTTGGGTCATGAGGGGCTCCTACGGGTGAGGGTAGATAAGCCATCGTCGTGACGACTTATCTACCCTATCAGCTAGTCGGCGATTTTTCCGTGAAACGTCATCCCCTTGACCCGCTCGTACCGGTCATCGGCGAACGGCAGATACGGGACGTACAAACCCGTGCGCTTGATCCTCTGCGCAAACGCCGCATCCGTGCTCTCCGGGTACACCCGCTTGTCCGGGATCAAATCCGGCACAAACGCCTTCTCCTGAGCAGCGTGCCTGATGGGAGAGTGGTCCAGCGTGCTGGCGTACACGTAACGGTGGATCAGACCGTCCTTCAGGTACACGTGCCAGGACTCCCGGTCGCAGGTGTACCCGTACAACAGAGTCCGGTCGGGCCCCAGGAAGCTGTGAGCCCAGATCACACGGTCATCCGGCGGCGTCTGGTGCAGCTGCTTGAACTGTTCGCGATTCACTTCGTCCCCTCCGCCAGGTCCCACAGGCGCCGCACAGACTCCTCCGCGCGCTTCACGCACTGCTCTTTTTCGACGTACACGTGCCCTCCGGGGCGCGTGTACGTGTTCTTGATCGTGTGGACGTGCACGCCCAGGAAGTAGACCTGGATATCCTCGTCCTCGCCGGTACGGTCCGGCACCTCACGAAACTCGATGTACGGGTTACTTTCCATGATCACGCCACCTTCTTGATGTGAGTGAAGATCACGGTCCCGGCAGCGTGGCGGTCAAAGCCCTTCTCGCCCCCGTGATAGGTGAACTCGTAGACACCGGCCGGGATCCGCACGATCTCAGCGTCCTCATCGAGGTTCTTGACGTCGCCGCCGCGAGCCACCCAGTCCCCGAAGTCAGCGATCGAGTAGGACCATACGGCGCCGTCCACGCCCGCCAGCCGAGTCCAGCCCTCAGGGGTGCGAGGACCGTCCAGCTCCTCATCCCAGCCGCAGTTCGCGAGGACATACTCACCGTCGCCGGTCTGGAAGAGGTCCGGCCAGGCGTCCCCGACGAAGCCGAACGCGCAACCCTGCTTGGCGAACTCTTCGACGACCTGTGCCACCCCGAGGTTGCTGGTGTAGTCGGCGAAGCCCTCGCGGCCGTAGCCGTCGTAGACGGGCCGCAAGTCGTCGTTGATGACGAGCTTTCCGGAGGGCACGTTCAGCCGGATCGTGGTGGTGATGCCGTCGGAGTACTTGCACGGGTTGTCCACGTGGACGGCATCGTCAGTGATCGTGTAGTGCACGTAGTCGCCGCAGTAGGCGCAGCTGAACAGGTGGCTTACGAGCATGGGGGTGTCTGGATTGTCGCCGCCGGTCGGGATCATGGCGACCTTTACGGTGTCTTCGCGAAGAAGTCGGTGGCCGTTGGCCTTGAGGGGGAGAGTTCGAATCGTCATGTATCTACCCTAGCATATTGACGGCCAAAAGGAAACGGCCCGCCCCTGTTAGGACGAGCCGCCGTAACCGAGGCCGCTACGCGGGAACAGGCTTGCCCTGGGACGGGCCAGGCGTCGGCTCCGGTACCTCAGAACAGCCCGAAGCCCCCACGCCCTACGGGGGGTTAAGGGCATGGGGGCTTCGGGAAAGGGCTGGTGAGCGGGGAGACCTCCCCAGGTTCCCTCTGCACCAGCCGGGCGCTATCTACCGTACTACTGTTTGAGCAGCGGGGGTAGTACACCCTCTGCCCGCAGCTTTTTCCGCAGCGTCTTCATACGACCCAGACTCGGGATGAAGATGTGCCAGATCTCGGAGTTGTTCCCGCTGGTCTCGGTGCACTTCTGGGCGTTGGCCAGGCTGCGCGGTGTACCAGGGTGGGACTCTGCCCGCATCATCTGGGCGTCCCATATGGCGTTCAGCTTGTCGTATTTCAGCAGGCCATGCACCGCACAGACGCTTGGGTCATCTGTGGTCGTGCCCTTCAAGCGTTGATAGGTCATGTATCTACCCTACTCTTTTGGTTCACGAACGATCCAGTACCCTGCGCCAGCTTGCACCTACTAGTCTCCCCGGCCTACCGTGGTTCACGTAACACGGTTCTACTCCCTGGTGTTCCAACCATCGGGCTGCAACAACGAGAGGCCCGTACGACTGCAACCCTGTTGGCGCAGGAGTCGTACAGGTCTCTCGTTGTGTTCGGGATCCAGGCGTCAGCAGCCCATGCAGCGGTCCCAATCGCCCTTCAGGACGCGCGGACAATGCTCGTTACAGTGCACACGGATGCGCTCCCCGTCCGGCTCCTCGTGCACGGTGCAGGTACACAGACCCCGGTCGTGGATCCGGATCAACTGTTCCGTGACCTGGTCGGCAACTCTCCTGGCCCTGTCCGCGTCGCCTCCGAACGTCTCCTGGATGACCTTGGCGGACCGGTGGCTCATCCAGGTATCGACGGGTACGAGACGGTGAATCAGGGCCGCCAGTTCGCTCTGTGACAGATCGAACCGCATGCGGGGTTCGGTGACGATACGCGGGAGGTACTCGGGGTCTGATGTCATGTCTCTACCCTAGCACGTTGAGTAGCCAGCCCCGAGAACATGGCTTGGATCAGGTCACCTGTCTCATCGGAGCTGCGGTCCAGCAACACCAGGGGATCCACCGGACCGAATAGATCGTGATAGATCACCTGCAAGCCAAGCATTGTCGCCGGGTTCTGGGTGCGGTACCCGCTGATTCGAGGATCCGAGTTCCGACCGGCCTTCCCTTCGCGCACGTTGCAGCCCTGACACAACAAGCCTCGAACCAGGGTCGTCCGGTGACAGTGGTCCATTACCAACCGGTCTCTCCGGTACCCGCAGAGAGCACACCGGTTGTCTTGCCAAACCGTCAGCAGCTCGCGGGCTTCTGGAAAGCCGTCCTCGGCCAGCGCTGCGACTTGTATCCGGTGATCCTCAGTGACTGCCCAGTCCCAGCAGGCCGGTTTGCCGTCCATCGGTAGTCCCTTCTAAGCGGTGAGTTTCAGGGCGTCTTGCCCCAGAGCGACCTTGCGAGCGGTAGCGGGCCACCAGCACCGTCCGCCGTGGGCGGTGGGGACCTGGTCGGCATTCAAGCCCGCTGCGATCGAGGCCCAGGTTTTTTCCCCGCCGACACGTTCTCCGATAATGCGAGCGACGACCTCGTGCGGCAGCACGGAGGGTCTGCCCAGACGAACACCGCGTGCCTTGAGAGCGGCCAGAGCCTCCCGGGTGCGGGCCTTGATGAGGTTGCGCTCCATCTCGGCGAACACGGCTTGGATCTGAAACAACGCGATGCCTCCGGGGGTGGTGAGGTCCACTTCGCCATCGGCGGTGGCCATGGACCAACCCTCTTCCTGGCACTGGGCAGCCAGGTTGAGCAGATCCTTGGCGCTGCGGGCAAGCCGGTCCACGCGCATGAACAGGAGGACCGATGAAGGACCCTGCTGCATACGCTGCAAACAGTTACTAAGCGCCTCTCGGTGCAGGGGAGGGATGGACCCGGAGACACCGTCGTCCACGAACCAACCGTCGTCGGGGATGTACAGGTTCTGTTTGGCGGCACGTTCTTCAATGCCTGCCTTCTGAGCTTCGAGTCCGGCACCGGATTCGACCTGTTCCTCGGTGGACACTCTCAGGTAACCCAAGGCCATAGCTTTGTCTCGATGGATGGCTGTAAGGGCTCGTCGTCTGCGTCGGGGCTTACCTGGAGGTTTGTTCGATTCGGGGTGGGTGATCATGCGTAAACTATACGCCCCTTTGGTATACGTGACTCGTCGTCAACTTGTACCTAATTAGGGCAGTTGTCCGAATGAGCCGACAGCTAGCTCCACCCGCTAGCACTTCCTGTACTAACGCAACTACTAACTACCCACTAGTAACTTCCAAACTAGTACTTGCGCACGCGGGTAGTTGCGGACAACAAACAGCCCCTCCCGAGTCATCGGGAGGGGCTGTCAGTTCTTCGGCTGCTACCCGATCACTTCGACCGTGGGGCAACCCTTGATGATCTCGGTCAACTCGGCCCGGGTGACGGGGGTTCGGGCCCGGCGGCCGGTCAGTCCGGCGTGCAACGCTATGGCCGGGGCTTCCAGGACGGTCGGCATGCGGTACCTCCGGGCGCGTACTACCAAGAAGTAGTCCCCGAAGCAGAGTTCGTCTCCGATCTGGGGGCAGGGGGCACTGAACAGGTTCCAGTTGAAGGTGAGGTATTCCACGTCCTGCGGGGTACTTTGCAGCTTGACGACGACTCGTACGACGCTCATAGAGAACTCCAGGTCAGAGGGCGGTTACTTGAGCCAGGACAGTCGGAGGATGACGCGGAGGTGCATCCGGCCGTACATCAGCTTGAGCCGGTTCGGTACGTACAGCTGGACCCAGTAGTGCTCCATGAGGACGGCCGCGCACTTCTCCAGTCCGGCGCGCATCTCGGCGGTTGCGGCCTCTTCGTCTTTTGTGAAGACGTGCCAGATGATCTTGGTTTCGCCTTCGTTGTCTTCGGCGTGCCAGACTTCGAAGCCTGCGCGCTGTTCTTTCCAGGAGTACTCCGGGATCCCGAAGCGACGCAGGTAGATGCGGTAGTTGTCCTGCATCATCTTCGAGGTCTTCAGGGTGTGGACCTGGACGGCAATGATCGGCATGGGGGCTCCTCGGGCTATTCGGCGATGTATCTACCCTATCACACACTCCGGGTATACTGGAAGTCTCCTCAGTTCGTACAACGGCCCGCTCCGGCGGGGACTGCTGACACCTCGCCCGGGGGCGCCCAAGTATTACCCGGCATGAGATGAATGAAGGCGGTCAGGACACCCCCTGAGGTGGGGGAGACGGGGGTTCGACTCCCCCACTGGGGACCGCGTTTCACTCTTACCGAACCTCGGCTAGCACAGCTCAGTGCGCTTGTTCGCATTTTCCCCAACCAGCAAGCAAGTGACGGCATATGACGTACCGTCATGCCAGAGGGACGGAACATCCTGTCTTTCGCACACCGTTTTACGACACTGGAGGAGTACCCCCTATGACCACCTCTCAGACGGGGCTCATGTCGTCTGCTCTCGGTCTGCTCAACAACGACGATGCCGAGCGTGTTGCCGCTTTGGTCGTACGTGACAACGAGGGCGTCACCGACCAGGCCCAGGCTCTCGCCATCGTCGACGAGGCGCTGAAGTTCCTCAGCGCCGCCACCACGAGCAAGCCCGGCGACGGCCGCAGGCTGCGCCCCTCGCGCGTCGTCGATATGGGCTGGCACGCCCTCATCCTGCACACCGAGCTGTACATGACGCTCTGCCACAAGATCGGGCGCTACATCCACCACCGCCCCGAGGGCCCCGAGACGCTGCGTCGTGAGGCCACCACCCTCGACATCACCCAGGCCGCGATCCGCGAGGCCGGATACGAGCCCGTCGAATACTTCTGGGGCACCAAGGGCGACACCGAGATCAAGGGTGGCGACTGCCAACACACCGAGTGCCACCAGGACCCCGGCTGCACCGCGCCTCCCGTGGCCCAGATCGCCGTCGGCGGCTAGTCACGCCGCGTGGGAACAACGGTACAGTGAGTCACGGTTCCTAGGAGGGGTACATGAGTGAGACCAGGTGGGTTGATCCCCGGTACGCCGAACTGGTGGACATGTTCGACAAGCTGGTTGCCCGTCGCCGCCGTCAGGGACCGGTGATGCGATGCCGCGCCTGCACTCACGGCCTCGGGGCCATAGTGATGGTCGACCTCGCAACCAAGAAGCCGATCACCCCGATTCGCTGTGCCCGCTGTTCATCCCTGTAGGTGGCCTTACGCCCTCTACATCAAAAAGACCCCTCCCGCCGGATGGTCGGGAGGGGTCTTTTTGTCACACGCCCGCAGGCGTCGGGGAGAACAGACGGCAGTTCAGGCAGAGCCGTCCTTCCACCCAACACTCAGGTATACAGGGCCCGTTGTGCTTGCTTGGCGGCTTGGTGGTGTAGGCCTTGGTGTTGGTCGAGCGGCAGTTACGACACTGGTGTGGGGTGGCGGGAGTACTCATGACAGGTAGTTTCCCCTATGACGTGGGTGGCAGGAACTGGATAATGTCGATGTCCTGGGGGAGGAACTCGGCGTTGTCGGGGAACCGTTCGCGCCACTTTGGCGGGATAGTCCCCTGGCACCACAGGTTGTTCGTGGTGACCGTGCGGCCGTCGAAAAACGTGATGCACCAGCGCCGCCCGCCAAAGCCCTTGAAGCCGTGAGACGACGTGTCGAGGCTGATGATGTAGTGCGTGTGGTCCACGACAACCCGCTGCGTCGGATCATCACCGTCGCGCACCCCGCCGGGTCCCCAGAACCAGTCGGCATGGTCCTCAGAGTCTTCGATCTGTACGAGGGTTTGTCCATTCGGCGGCAAAGTGGCGGTGATCAGGTGGTTTGTGTTGGTTCCGTCTGCGTTTCCCTGGCTGTACATGCACCGGGCGACCGCTGTGCCGTCATCGTGATGGGTGAACAGGGGAGCCCCGCGTGAGCTGCCGTGACGCCCTTGGGGCATACGGTCTATGGTTTTCTGGACGGCTTTCCAGAGGGTGTCTTCCTCCTGCTTCTTGCTGGCGACGAACTCCAGGGTCTGGGTGCCGAGTTCTGTCATGGCGCCTTGGTTGGGGCCGGTGAGTTCCACAAGGCCTTGTGCTGCGAGGGTAGTCAGGGCTTTCTGCTCGGATGCGTTGTAGGCCGTGATCTTCCCGTGGCTGCGCTGGGCTACTTCTAGCTTCCAGCGTTCATCATGGGTGAGGTTGATGATGGTCATGTAGTCCCCCAAGATTACAGATGATGTATCTACCCTAACACTAAGGGGGAGGGCCGTCAAACCCTCCCCCTAGCTCTGACCTGGGATTAGTCCTCCAGGCCCGTCGCCCACGCGAACAGGGTGGCGAGGTTGACGGCGGCGACCGGCTCCCCGTCTTTCTTGAGGATGACGTGCTGTTCCACGGTGACGGAACGGGTCGCGTCGGCGGGCCAGAATCCCGCGTTGTCGAACGAGGTGCCGTGGGTGAGGGCCGTGACCTCCTGCTCATCCGGCTCGTGCCAGTCGGGGCGGACGCCAAGGGTGTTGGCGAGGGCAACCAGCTGGGCCTTTGTGGTGATGCGCTGCATGGGAATCTCCTCGGTGGTGGGTATATATCTACCCTAGCACATCAGTCGGGGACACGTCGAGACGCCGCCAACAACCAGATACGCACATCCCCCAACTGCGCCGCTGTCATCCGGTCATCCTTCAACACGCCCCGCTCCTCCAGACGCTCGGCCACCTCCCGGACATTCTCCTCAGCCGTCCGCAACAGAGCGGCCAGCGGGAAACTCCCCAACGGGACAGCAGGCTCCTCGGCCATGCGACACCTCCAGTCGATATGGCCCACACGCTAGGGGACCCCACTGACAAATGCCGTCCACTGCCGCGTCCGGGTACAAAAATCCACCCCTGACGGCCGTCAACGTCCTCGCGAGACTCGGGCTGTCAGGGGTGGATCTGGGCAATCGTCTTACACCAGGGGCGAGCCTATCAGGCCCTCCCGTCGATCTGAACGAAGGCCGTCTCACCGTTGACGGTGAACTCGTAGGGGAGGTAATCGCTCTCGGTCATCTCCCGGCGCTGGATCCTTACAGCGTGAACCGTGGGCGGCTTCACTCCGTCCCAGGCCAGCAGTTCCCGGGTGAGGTCACTGTCTCCGGCGTAGTAGTCGCCTTCCCACATCTTGGCGTAGTCGCGGAGGGTTCCGGCGACGAGGAGCCCGTCTCGAATCCACGCGTAGCGCTTCGGTTCGGTGTCGCTCACTTGCCGTCTCCGCTCTCAATGTCCCGGTCAAGGTAGGGGTCGTGGCCCATGGGCAGGTAGCCGTTCTGGTGGCGCCAACTGGCCAGAGTGTCCGGGTGTTCGGCGAACCATTGTTCCCAGATTTCGTCGAAGGTCATGCGTCGTCTCCTTCATCGGTGGGCCGGTAGGGCGGGAAGAGGGCTCCTCCGTCGTCTTCCCAGACGCGGACAGGCAGCTTCATGCGTTCCCTCCGCCGGTACTCTTTGGCCCGCTTTCTCTGGCGATCCTGTTCCTTGCGCAGGAGCTGCCCGGGTGGGGGTTCCCCGGTTTTGGAACGCCGTCTGCGGGCTGTGCGGGGTTCTGCGAGGTTGTCCTTGCGGCGCTTCTTGAGCCGGTCGTAGGTGTGCCACCAACCGCAGACGCACTTGTAGGATTTGAACAGGGTTCCAAGGTGTTCGCCCTGGTTGGTGGCCGTGATGTCGGCCCATTCCTTGTTGAAGTGCTTCAGTTTGCCGGTGGGGCAGTGTCTGCGCTTCATGGATTAGTCGTTGGGAGTCCGTTGCAGGGTCCGGAGCCGGGTGTGCCGCAGGCGTGATCAGGGCGGGTGCACTTCTGGGGGTCGTTGCGGTGGATGATGGCTTCAGCTGCGATTAGGGCCAGGTTGTAGTGACCCCCCTCGTACGCCGCGCAGAAGGCATTTTCGATCAGCGTTGCCAGTTCGGGCACGGTGTAGGTGTCGCTGCCGATCGATGGGTATCCGTCGGTGTCTTGGTAAACGACGGCCATGCTGACGGTCGGTTCAGGGCGTGCGGATTCTGGGGCGAGGTCACAGTCTCCCCAGGTGTAGGTGTGCTGTTCGGAGCAGGTACGTTTGCAGCCGCGTTCATACCAGTCGGTGGGCATAATCCCTCCAAGATCAACTCGGCAAGTTATATCTACCCTACCAGAAATTCTGTTGTAAGGGCTAGCAAAAGAGACGCCCTAGCCCCTGCCTGAAACAGAGTGGACTAGGGCGTGCGCCGGAAATACGTCCCCGACGAAAAGGGAAGTTAAGTTACTTACAAGTAACTGAGCGGAACCTTACCGGGACGGCTTCCGCAGCTCGTAGAAGTCATTGCCGAGGCGGATCATGTAGATGGTCCGGTCGTCGTTCTCGATGAGCCGGGCGCTCTTATCGCCGTCCAGGAGAGCCCAGGCATCGGCGCACTTGGCGGGCTTGGTGGTTCCGGAGGCTGAGTCGTACTTGCGGCAATCGGTGTATGCGTCCCGGATGTTGATCACGTACTGGCGCCTGTTGCGGCCAATGGTCGTAGGCATGGGTACATTCTCCCAGGTCAAAGCGTTCGATTGTTGTCTCTACCCTATCGCAAAGCCCCGCCGACCTGCAAGATCGACGGGGCTTCTGCTACATATGTCTCACACGTTCTCCATGTCGGGCGGAAACTGCTTCTCCCACTCCTCCATGGCACGGGATGCGGCCTCGTGCTTCGTGCAGAACCCGTCATCACTCTCCGGGTCCGACTCCAGCTCGCACTGTTCCGGAGGGGTATCCGGGTAGCTTCCCCCAACCTGCCAGGTACAACCCTCTTCTTCCGGTGCAGTCGTCATACGGCGCTCTGACCAGAGGGCCGGGACTGCCCGTCCTGCACGGATACAAAGCCAGCTTCCTCGGCCTCCTGAAGGTCCCTCTCGAACGCGCGGCCGAGAGTCCACGCGTCGTCGTACTTACCTTCGAACAGCAGCTTCGCGACCTGACCGGCGATGTGGACCTGCGAGAGGGTCCCGCTGATCCAGTTGAACAGCCAGACGTTACCCGCCTGGTACGTGTGCAGCGGATCCGTCTCATAGCCGCGCATGCAGAAGGTCACGAAGAACTTTTCCAGCTGGTCCCGCTCGCCCCGGAACGCTTCGATCAAGGAGAGCGACTCCGGGAAGTTCTGGTCTGCGGGCCAGGCAACCATGGAGCCCCCGGCGCTCATGCCCATCTTCCAGGAGCCGGAGGTCTTCGCGGTCTTCGGCAGGGTGTCGTAGGGCCACGCGGTGGGGTTCGCGACGTTGGCCGGGATCTGTGGGTTCCGGTGTGCCATGCCGTGTCCTGTCTCTTGGGTGGTGGGTTGAAACGCTACCGGTACGGTCTGACATCCAGACCGTACCGGCGGGTTTTACACGAGGGCCTCAGGCGCTCTGTACGGGTGCCGCCAGGGCCTTGCGGACCGCCTCGACGACCGGAGCCCCCGCGATGTCCCCGATGGCCTTGAGAGCGGCATCCTGGGCCTGCTTGACGGCCTTGGCGACCTCACCGTGCAGCTCCTTGCGGACGGCCTCGGCGATGACCTGATCGATCGACTTGGTGTTGCTGTGGTGAGAGTTCCGGTTGGGCGTCCAAGCCTTCTGCGCTTCGTCCATGATGACGTCCCGCAGCGTAGTAGGCTCCCCGCTCGACTCACCCCAACTGTTCGTCTTCCGGATCGGGTTCTGGAGAGCCTCCATGATGATCGGGTCCAGCTTCTCCCGGATCATCTCGGTGCGGATCTCGGTGACCCGGGCCTTGAGGCCGGTGTACTCCGGCGCCCGGAACACCGCCTCCGCGATGCGCTTGGCAACCTTGTCACCGACGGTCTCCACCCCGTCCGGGTACGACTCCCCGTCCTCATCGACGGAGATGACGTCCGCGACCACGGTTGCAAGGGTGATCTCCGGGACAGTTACTACGATTTCCACAGTGCTTCCTTTTCAGGATGAGACAGGGGCGGCCGGTTGACCGCCCCTTGAGGGTGGATCAGGCAGCCAACGCGTACTTCGCGGCCAGCACCGCCTTCGCGGCGGCGTACGAGGCCTTACGCGGCTTGTAGGTGTTCAGCAGGGTCTGCACCTGGAGGGCAGTGAAGTGATACACGATGTGGGACTTGGCCTCCCGTCGCGCCGGATCCCCTGCCCGCCCCGACAGACGAGCCATACGGCCGCCCTTCCCGTCCACGGTGTTCCGGGTGCGCGTGATCTTCGCGGGCTTCATGCCGGTTCGCTTGGCGACACCTCGCAGGGCGATCACCATGCCCTTGGCGGTCTCGGGGTCGATCTCCGCCGCGATCATGTGCGTCGCGAGTGAACGGCCGCGCTTGAGGGAGGCGTTGAAGCGCGTGGCGGCGGAACGCTGGCGAAGGGTGCGGCGGTTCTGGCGGGTGTTGGCAAGCATTTGGGTCTCCCTCGGGTGGTGTCCCTTGCTGATGTATCTACCCTAGCGTACTGCGAGGGTAGATACAAGCGAGACCCCGAGTTTCTAGTCCCAAGACCTGTCGTCCCACTGCACCGTGAGATGCAGCCCCCGGTCGTCCCCGTAGCCCTTGATCTCCGTGCGTACCTTCTGACCGATCGGGCAGACCTGCCCTCCCGGCAGATTGACGTACACCAGGCGAGCCCCGTTGTTGAGGTCAACGGTCCGGTCGAACGGTTCCCGCAGCCAGCCCGTGATGCTCCGGCACCCGGTACGTCCAACAGGCCAGTTCGAGTGCACGTTCCAGGTCCACCCGTGGATGCGGAGTTCGCACACCGCATCGCCCTTACCGATCCGGAGCGTGGCATCGGGGGCTGCCGGGCACTCGTACCGGTCGTGCCCGAAGTCGGGGCCCTGGGACACCATCACATCCCACGACATACCGCACGCACACGTCACCTGCGGGTCTTCCTTGAGCACACCCCACAGGAAGTCTTCATGCATCGTGTCGTAGGCGTTGGCCAGGTAGAACCGGGCGTCGTCCCGGCAGCCGGGGGAGGCCCCGGTCATCGCGGCGTCGATCCAAGTCAGCGGAACATCCTTCTTGTCCATGCTCACCACCCCATAGTGTTCAGTTTGTTCATGAGATCTGCTGTTTCTTCCGGGGTCAGACATGCAGGCCACCGGCAGGGATGGGTACAGGGGTGGGGCAGTGTCGTACACCCCCGATGGCAGCCGCACTCTTCCCGCTTGTCCGCTGGTTCATCGGTCGGCTGGGTCACAACCCCTCCTAAACGTACTTCCAGTTACGGCGGGTGATGATGTGGCCAATGGTTGTCCGGGACACCTTGTACTTATCGGCCAACTCCCGCTCCAACACCCCACCTTGGGCGTATTCCTTACGTATCGCCCATACATCCTGCCTGGTGAGCTTTGCGGTCATGCCGTCACCACCGTGTAGTTCGGCCGGAGCCAGAGAACGCTTTCGCAATCCCAGCCGTACATGCTGAGACTCCGGTCTCCCGGGATCCGTGTTGCTGCCTGCCCGTGATCGGTCAGGTAGAGCGCGGCATACCCGTCGTCGGCCAGCTGTTCCCAGTTGAAGACCGCCCAGAACCCCCCGAGAAAGTCCGGCTCAGCGGCTACCCGGTAGGTCCCGAGGATCGCCTCCACGTCTGGAAGGCTGTCGATGACCAGGCCCTTGAAGTCAGGGGCTGGGGCGATCTCCAGGAAGCGCGTGTAGTCGTTCTGACCGAAGTCCTCGGACTGGTAGTACTCAGTCCACGTGGTGGAGATGATCTCCCCGGTGTAATCCACGTCGGTGATAGTTGCCGTCCACAGCCCCCCGGCCAGGGGCTTGGGATCGTACGTCGAGTTGATGACGGGCCGAAACTTCTGAGGCTGTGTCAGGGCGAGGTCGTGTTCCATCCCGTGGGCGTAGGCCTGTCGGGGCAGGTCGGCGGCTGTGATCGTCGGCAGGGTCACTTCGAGCCCTTCTCTGCCAGCAGCTCGATCAGCCGGTCCCGGACAATCTCCGCCTGCGCCCTGCTCAGGGACAGGTAACTCCCTTCACTGCTGTACTCCGGGTCATCCGGGTCGTGCAGGAACAGGGCGTCGTAGTGACGGTTGCCGTGGATGTTCTCGATGTGCACCTCCCCGCTGTAGAGAGTTACAACGGGAGTGACGGTGGTGGGCTCTGCTGTCATGACCGGCTCCTGGGGTGTGGGATGTATCTACCCTAACAGAAACGCGGGAGGGGTGTCGAGCCTCAACAGCCCAACACCCCTCCCGCGAACAGGCGCTTACAGGATCTCAGGGATCGGCTCACCCAGCGGGTGGACCATCCGAGACAACGGCTTACCCCGCCGATGTGCGTTCCAGGCCCTCACGATGTACCCGATAGCCCGCACATCCTTGACCCGGATGCCCTGGTCACGGTCGCTGCGAACACGCTCCCGCAACGTCAGCACCGGACTGCTCTCATCCAGCTTCGCACCCGTCTCGATGGCACCGAAGAACCAGGGAGTGTCCTCCGCGCTGACCTGGTGCAGCAGGAAGTGCGACGTACCCAGCACCGACGGGGACAAGGGCTTGAAGGAACGGTGCACCCGCTCCCCGATCTCCGCTGAACGTCGCAGCTCCGGGTACTTCTCCATCGTTTCCGACAGCTCACCGAACGAAACAGCCTCGCGGAACGACCGGTCTCCGCGTTCCCACAGAGTCACACGGCGCGCAATAGCAGCGAGAGCCTTGGAGTGCGTCTCACCCCGCAAGGTCAGGTTGTCGGTGTGGGTGCGCTTCTTACCCGCATCCATCGTCTCCTGGGTCTTCAGGGGCAGGTTGAAGATGACCAGCATCTTGACGGGGATACCGGCCCTGACGATGGCCCACAGACGGTGCTGGCCGTTCAGGAGGGTCCCGTCGACAGCGATTTGGATGGCTTCGCCGTTCAGCATCCACCTGCCTTCCGTCATGTCCCGGGCGTACAGCGCAACGGCGCTTTCGGTGAGCCTGCGGTTGCAGACGTTCTTCTTGAGCCACTCCGCAGCTTGTTCCGGTGTGACGTCGAGAATCTCCGTCAGGATCTCGGGAACGATCAGGGCCTTCTTCGTCTGGAGGCGGGGTGTGCGGGTGGATCCGGTGGTGGCTGCGGCGCGAGTCGGTGCGGGAATCTTCTTTGCGGCGCTTTTTTGCGATGCAGCAGAAGCTGTCTTGCGGGTGGATGCCATAGCTGGCGCGCCTTCCTACTGGGGTTGGGATGTATCTACCCTAGATCATACGGAGGGACGGGAGCAAGCACCCCCGTTGATTCGGTCGTAAGCCTTCCACGGTGAGGGCGGCTTGGTTACCCCGCGAGGGGTAGAGGCGAAAGTAACCAGGGGGTCTATCGTTAGCCTGCCTAACGTTTTCAAGATCATCTTTTACCAAACGAATAGACGTTACTCGGACGGTACCCCAAAATTACTCGGCAAAAAGTAACCCAACTACCCTATCTGACCTGCATGTTTAAAGATCATTACCTGGTTACCCCTGATGTATGCCTGCATGCGCGCGCACGTCATGCGCGCGGAACACAACACGTCCTTATCTGGATTTGGGGTAACCGGGAAACCGGGGGGTTGGGCCAGGATGGGGCGGGCGTCGTGAACATGATCGCAATGTGCTAGGGTAGATACGTACTGAAGAGGACACCAGCACTCCGAGGAGACCTCATGAACGAGCAGCGCGATCAGACCGCAGACAAGACGGTCATCGACTCGTATCCGACCGAAGACGCGGCGTGGGCTCAGGCGCACAAGTTCGCCGCGACGCTCAAGTCCCGTGGCCTGGCAGCCAAGATGGGTGTCACCGTAAAGAAGGCATCCGGAGTCTGGTTGATCGTCCTGGTCAAGCGAGGCTAGGCCCCCGGGGTTGTATCTACCCCCGAGACCTGCTAGTGTAGAGACATCGCAAACGGACACCGAAAACATAGGAGACCGTCATGAGTGACCAGAAGCCTGCTGCTGTTGCCGCCGTCATCGTTCCTGCTGCCGCCATCCGCGCCGGGTACAAGGTCGCGTATCCCGTGGACGTCAACGGCAAGGAGATCATCAGCCGTGGCGAAGTCTTCTCGTTCCGTCGCGTCGGCCACAACCGCGCGGAGATCACTCTCCTGCACGCCAAGACCGGCTCGTTCTTCACGAACGTGATCAAGGGCGGCGACCCCGTGCAGGTGCACTCCGACGCTCTCGTTGCTGAGCCCACGGACGCGCTCTCCGTCGCCCTCATGGAGCACGTGAAGGAGCTGCTGAAGAGCCAGGCGAGCGACTTTTATTCGATCTTCCCCATCGAGGACTGACCCCCAGACTCCCCCGCCGTCCGTGACCGTGCCGGACGGCGGGGTGTTCCTCCTCCCTGCCGCCCTTCAAGAGATAGAGAAATCATGAGACTGTTCCTGCTTCGCCTCGTGCTGCCCATGTCCCTGTTCGCGGTGGCGCTGACAGTGACCGCGTGTGAGCCGTCCGGGCACTCCCACCCCCACACCACCACGGTCCGGCAGCCCGGCGAGACTCCCAAGACTCCCAAGCCGTCCAAGCGGGTCACGGTACGCAAGGTGCCGGGCAAGCGCCGGTAATTCCGGACGGATCGGGGGCAAAAGGCGGGGGAGCACAAGCTCTTCCGCCTTTTCGGCTAGGGTAGATACCCAAAAACTGAACACCACCCCAAGGAGATCAGTCATGGCCCAGTACCCGTATTTGGTCGTTTTCGCGACCGCGACCGACCGCTACCCCTACGTTGTGCGTGCCAACGATGCGGTGCAGGCCGCCCGCCGGGGTCGGAGGATGTACGAAGCAGACCAGGGCGAGAACGCCACAGGTGAACTGCTGGGGCGGGTCCTGGATCTGAATCCGAAGCAGGTGGACGGCAAGTTTCTTCCTCGCCTCAACGGCAAGGTGGTGTCGTCGGATCCTTACGAGACCCCACAACAGGCTATCGATGCCACGCTGGCGTTCCTCAACACCCGGAGGTCCATCGCATGACTGAACTGGAGCGGGCCGTACTCCCGTACTTGGGGCATGTGCACGTAGAACGTACGAAGGCGTGTACGTGCCCTGAGGACAGCTGGGCCCCGTGCGGGGGTCAGTATGCGGGCCGGTACGACGTGGCTTGTCCTCATCACAGGAGGTTGGGCCCTTGGGGGTCGTCGCACGATCCGTCGGGTTGCCCTAACCAGGATGACCGGGCGCAGCCCCTCACCGTGGAGGGCAACTGACGTGCCGTTAGGGATATTAGGGGGGTTAGGCGGATGGAATCCGATGCTTCCCCGATCCCATTTATGGTAGGGTAGATACATCGTACGAAACACCGTCAAGGAGATCGCTATGCCCAAGATCGTTGTAAGCGCCGAAGTCGAGAGCCGGATCACCCGGCACGCCGACCCCGACGACATCTGGGATGCAGGCGACACGGCAGGCGAGGTCAGCAACGTAGAGGCTTTCATCGATCGCCACGACGGCCGTTACTACGGTGAGTCCGTCGCCCGTGAGCTGGACGTGAAGATCGGCGACACCGTGTACGCGGTCGTCGCGGACTACGAGAGCGGCAGCACCTTCGGCCGCAGCGGCGGGCATGCGACCGTCCTTGATGTCTTCACCACCCTGCTGGAAGCAGAGGGTCTCCTCGAAGCCGCTCAGGCGCCTCCGGCGAGTGACGACTACAGCGACCGGTACTCGTTCACGCACAACGGCGTGGATTACCACCGGTCTTGGGTCGGTCACTTCGAGAGTCTCAACAGCCTGGACATCTGGGACATACAGGTCAAGCAGAACCCCCACGACCCGATCAAGAAGGGTCCTGGCCGCTACAGCCTCAAGCGGGGGCATTGAATCGCCGCATAGATCCCGGGTGTTGCTCACCCGGGATCTATGCTAGGGTAGATACATCAACAAGGGCGGAATGGCGAGCGTAGGCCGGTTCGAGTCCGGCCGTCCCGCAGGTCGCGGGTGTGAGGTTCAATTCCTCTTAACCACGGTGGCAAAAAGTGAGGGGCGCGCCCCCGATGACCGCGCAGAGAGGTTCGAGTCCTCTCCCGCCCGCGCAAGACTCTCCCCAACTGACCACGGAGGTCACATCCATGAGCACTCCCATGATCACCCTCACCAAGGACAGCGGCCCCGCCGACCTCGACGGCGTCACCCACATGGCCATCGGCGTCTCCTGGGACACCACCGCCGGAAGCAGCGGCGGCCCCCTGGGCGCTCTTCGTCGCAAGGTCGGCACTGACCTCGACCTGATTGCCGTCGCCATGCAGGGCCCGGACCCGGTGCGTCTCGCAGGCCTCGACTCCCTGGACCCTCTGGGCAACAGCTCCCTGGTGCACAGCGGCGACAACCAGACGGGCAAGGGCGAGGGCGACGACGAGATCGTCACGGTCGATTTCGCCAAGGTCCCCGCGAACGTCACCGCGATCGTGTTCATCGCCGCTGCCTACAAGAAGGGCAGTTCCTTCCAGAAGGCCCGCAACATCAGCTTCAAGGTGTACGACGCCACAGGGGGCAGCAGCACGCAGGTCGCCGACATCTGGCCGTCCCTTCTCAGTTCGGACAACGGGTGCGCGGTCGCCAAGGCCTTCCGCGTCGGCTCCGGCTGGAAGCTCCAGGTGGTCAACGAGACCGGGAAGATCAAGCAGGGTGACGAGTTCGCTCTGATGCGGTTCGCCATCAGCAAGTGACCGTTTACGACTACGAGCCGGGCGCGGGCCCGGTTGTACCGGTTTGCCCTGACGAGAACTGCACGAACACGGAAGACCTCTGGGTTCAGGAGTGCGCCCCCGGCCGTACGTGGGCGTTCTCCAGCAGTGTCTGCGGTCACTGGGGCTTCATCCACAAAAAGTCCGACGACGCGTGATTCCATAACCCCCGGGGCTTCCGAGCCTCGGGGGTTCGTGCTAGGGTAGATACATCGACTAACAAGGAGACATCATGGCTCGCTGGGACATCCTCGCAACCCCCGCCAATCTCCCCCTCACCCGTGACCGCCTCGTAAATGCCGTCCAGCACACGGACGGTGTGGACGTCGGTGAGATCGTCTGGGAGTACGACGGAATGCCCGGCTTCGGCTTCACCGTCGTCGGCAACGAGACCGCCGCGTTCGGCCGGTTCCTCCTGGCGGTCACCCGGATGTTCGAGGACGACCCGCTGACTCAGATCTTCGTGGACCGCGTGGTCGTGGGGCGCTCTGGGGGCTACAAGAAGGTTGTGTTCTTCCCGGTTCAGCTCCTCAACGACTGACCCCATCCCTACCGGCGCCGCCTCTCGAACCAGAGGGGCGGCGCCTAGTACGTTCTACCCTGCAAGAGATAGGCTTGATCCTGTGTCCGAAAAACTTGAGGCAGCGCTCGAATGGCTGGCAGACGGCTACGTCCTGACCAAGCTGCACGGCGTGACGCGTCGTGGAAACTGCTCCTGTGGCGGGGGCTGCGGCAAGCGTGTAGGCAAGCATCCTGTTTTTAAGGACCCGCACGGGGAGCACGCGATCCGCACCCCCGAGCAAGCTGAGGATGCCTTCGGAAGCGGGCTCTATAACCCTGGCCTCGTGACAGGCAGTCCCACCGGCGTCGTCGTGTTGGACGTGGACACCGACGACGGCAAGGTGGGCCGGGAGTCCCTGGAGAGGCTGGCGGCGGCGCACGGCTGGGACGATCTGGAGGCCACCCGGCAGCACCGGACTGGCGGGGGCGGGACGCAATACCTCTTCACGTATAAGGGCCCTGCGTTGAAGACAACGCTGTCGGTTCTCGGGCCGGATCTGGACTTCAAGGCGGGGGACGGCGGGGCGTTCATCGTGCTTCCTCCGTCGCGCAGTGCTAAGGGCTTGTACGAGGTGCTGTCGGACGACCCTATCCAGAAGGCCCCCAGCTGGCTCCTGAAGCTCTGTGAGAGACAGAGTGATCCGACGGGCCGTGAAGGTACCGTGCAGGCCTCCAGCGTGGCGTACACGGCTCCTCCAGACGCTGCGACGGCCCAACGCTGGGACTACTACGCGGAGCGGGTCATCTGGGAGGCCCGGGACAAGCTCCGGGATCTCCAGACCGCCCGGAGCGGGTGGACGATGGGGATCTTTTCCGCCTGCTGCACGATCTTCGAAATAGCTAACTCCCCCTGGAACACGGTCAGCGTCCGGGAAGCGGAGCGGCTGATCAGGCAGGTACTGCCGACCGTGACGGACGGATCTGACTTCAATCCGTGGGACGTGGTTGAGCAGGCAAAGCGCAGAACAGCGGGCAGGGGACGGCCCGCCCCCTGACCCTGGATGGCTTGGGAGGGTGTAATGGATTTTACGGCGGATCAAATTGCGCACGTAGTACACGAGGCGAACCGGGTGTTACAGCGGATCACGGGGGATGCGGTGCTGTCGCGGTCCTGGTGGGAGGCCCCGCAGGTTCAGCGGGAGGGTCTTGTACACGGGGTGCAGAAGGCCCTTGAAGGGGCGACTCCTGAGGAGCTGCATGAGGAGTGGGTGCGGTATCGGGCGGCTCGGGGGTGGAAGTACGGTCGTTTGAAGGATGAGCATGCCCGGACTCATCCGTGCATGGTTCCTTTTGATCAGCTTCCTCCGGAACAGCAGATGAAAGACCGGTTGTTCCACGCGATTGTGCATACGTTGGCTGGTCATCTGGTTTCGGTTGAAAAAGCCTAGTTGCTACCCCCTAGTACACTGTGCTAGGGTAGATATATCGCAAGGAGGAATACCTACCCCAAGGAGATCCCCGTGTCCTCACCTCTGCTGCTTCTCGATGTCGATGGTGTTTTGTCCCCCACCTTCGCGACGCACAAGCCCCAGGGCTACAACGCGTTCCAGGTCATGCGTGCGGAGCTGGGGGTTTTCCGGCCGCAGCTCCGACGGATATGGCTGAACAAGAACCACGGGACGTGGCTCAAGGCGCTCGACGTCGACATGGTCTGGGCCACAGCGTGGGAGGCTGCCGCGAACTGGGAGATCGGACCCCGTATCGGCCTGGGCCCCATGGATCACATCACCTTCAGCAACAGGACATTTCAGCGCAATCTGGATGGGTCGCACTGGAAGCTGGATGACTTGATGCTGAACGCGGACGGGCGCCCTTTCGTATGGGTAGACGATGGCATCTCAGGCGCCGACACGGTGCGCGTGGCCCTGGAGTACCCGGCGCCTGCGCTTCTGTACCGTGTCGACCCGCGATGGGGGCTCACCTTGGACGATATGACGAGTATCTGGCAGTGGATCGATGTCGTGTCGTGACGGGGGATGCACAGTCCGTAGCAGGGAAGCCTGTCAGCTCCAGCTGACGGGCTTTTTTGCGCGTAAGATCTGTTTTTAACTAGGGTAGATAAACTTATTTAGCGAGGGGCGCAACATGGATCTGTCAAGGCTTGAGGCGGTTGACCCGGTGAACGCGGTGGATCCGAATGAGTTGCTGCGCAGGCTGAGGGAGGCCTGTCAGCAGACAATGACGGACCTGGACGACCCGGTGACTGCGGAGGATGTACCAGCCAACGAGGCGGGTATGGCGACACTTTTCTTGCAGCTTGACGACTGGGTTGCCCGGGGAGGTTTTCTCCCGCAGGCGTGGCAGGACTCAGCCGAATAAATGTGCTAGGGTAGATCTATCCGCGTGAGGCAGGTTGGCGGTCGAATCGAAGCACCCTATCGCACAAACGAGGGATAGCTCACAAGTTCGACCCAAATCACCCATAAACAGGCCTGACCCCGGTGTAATACCGGGGTCAAGTTGTGTTCCGAACAAGGAGCTACCCATGCGCAAAATCGCTGGCACCGCTGTGTCCCTCTCCCTGGCGGGAGGGCTGGTCCTCTCCGCCGCAGCAGACTCTCAGGCAGCCCCCTCGCTACGGTCCAGAGCTGAGGCCATAGCCGAAAAACAGATCGGCGACCCCTATCGATGGGGCGCCACAGGCCCTAACGCCTTCGACTGCTCCGGCCTGGTGAAGTACTCGTTCAGCAAGGCCGGAAAAACGATTCCCCGCACTGCCCAGCAGCAGTACAACGCCTCGCATCACGAGTCCTGGCGGTCCCGCACGAAGGGAGACATCGTGGCCATCGGCACCTCGGCCCGCCGCATCACGCACATCGGGATCTACGTGGGGTACTGGAAGGGCAAGAGCTGGATGGTGAACGCCAGCTCCGGCCGGACGACCAAGCACGAGGTCATGATCGCCCCGATCAATTGGTACCTCGGCGGCGGTCGTCACACGTACTACGGGCGGATCAGCTGAGCAGGGTTTGATGCAGTAGACTCGCAGCGTTCCTACACCGCGCAGGACGCTACAAACCTGACGTGACCAGCGGAAAGACGGGCGGAACATCTCAGGATGTTCCGCCCGTTGCTGTTCTCCCCTACTAGGCCATGAGATAGGGTAGATATATGACTGACTCGTCCCCACTGTCTCCGCAGGAAACCAAGGTAGTCCGGCTCCTGGCTGAAGGACTGACGCCGACTGCGATAGCCGCTTATCTGGGTCTTCGGTCCAGCGGAACCGCGTCTCACTACATGGGCCGCATCCGCACGAAGCTGGGGGTACAGACGAACGAACAGGCCGTAGCGTATCTGGCCTGGTACCACCCGAAAGTCCTCGCAGGCTGCATGATCAAGCACGGCACGCTGCAAGCCCTGGACTGGCACGATGAGCACGAGATCCCGTTGTGCCGGATGTGCCAGGCACTCACGGACATCCGGGCGGCCCGCGTGAAGATGCCCGGGAAGCGGCCTGGTCCGAAGCGAGGCACGACGTACCAGCGTCTGAAGCCGGTGGATTCGCTCGTGCCGTCCGGGGCTCCGATGGAGCACGGGACCATCGAGATGGCCCGCAGGCATATCCGCAGTAAAGACCGGATCAACGATCTGACGTGCGGGTGCCGGGAGGCGTATCAGGAGTGGTGGCGGGAGTATCAGCGGGCCCGCAACGCGAGTTGACGGACGACCCCCGGACAGGCAGGCAGTGGCCCTTGTCCGGGGGTTTTGCGTTTCCTTCACGTCGTATGCTAGGGTAGATATATCAGTCGGGCACCAGAACCGAGGAGACCGTGATGACTGTCAAGCTGCTGGCGATCGACCCCTACGACTGCGGGTGCAACGAGTGCATGACCGGCGAGTACAAGCCTCTGATGAGTGCGACGGATGACGACATCGCGGATCTGCTGGCGGGGCGTCTGCGGGACAACACCTATGGCGGGTCGCTGGACGTCTCGGTGAACTACCGGACCAGCAAGGGCAGCCACTCCCGGATGACGCTGGAAATCGACAGCGTCACGGTGACGTACACGGACTACGACGGCTCCGAGAGGACGTGGAGCCCCGACCCGTACCGCGCGGGTCTGGCGTAGTAGTTCGGTAAGGGGGCGGGTTGTGTACTCGCTTCCCTTGCTGTTAGGGTAGATATAACGCAGGACACCGAAACCGAGGAGACCGCGATGGACGCCACCGAGATGTTCGCCTTCCAGTACCGCGAGGAAAACGGCTACCTGCCGGACGAGGTCTACATTCCCACCGACGAAGACGACTTCTCGGACCCCGACCAGCGCGAGATCATCACCATGGTCATGGAGCAGTACCGCCTGACCAACGAGGCCCGCCGTGCCGATCGCGACCGGCAGCGCATCGCGTCCCTTGAGCAGCTCCTCACCGACCACGGAATCGAGATTCCCGAATGAGCACCCTGGAGTTCCGAGACACCCAGCGCGCGGACGAAATCAGCCTCCGCGACTACATCCAAATCCGGGACGATCACGGCGAGTGGATCCAAGGCAAGGTCACCGAACTCGCCCTGCATGGCGAGACGTACGAAACCATTCTCATCACGCTCCTGGTGACAGATCCTCCGCGTCTCGTCCGGATCCGCCGTTTGCCCGGCGACTCCATCAGCTACTCCCTCTACGGCCCCGAGGACACCCTGTGACTGATCAGCCGTCCCGTTTCCACGCCTCCCCCGCCCAGATCGACGCGTTCCTCCGTCAGAATTTTGCCGAGGACGTTCTCCTGAACTTCTACCGCGCCGCCGGGGATGAGGTGCTGGACGAAGTACGGACCAGCGCCCAGACGTTCAAGAGTCTCAAGGCGCAAGGGCAGGCCAAGCACGCGTACCTGGCGGCGATCGACGACACCATGGACTACGTCTGGGATGACCGGTACTTCCCGGCCAAGCTACCGAACCTGGCCACCTACGACCGGCCGTTCAACCTGCCCCGGACCGTGCAGGACTGGGGTCGCGAGTTCCTTCCTTGCACAAAGTGCGGTGGTCCTCCTGAGGACCACATCGGATGGGACCGGCGTCACCTGTACACCACGGCCTCCCCGGACCCCGCCCCGACGGCAGACGTACCCTCTCCCTGCTACCGCAAGAAGGTGCACGAGCCTCACAAGTGGCTGAAGGGCCGTCGCGCGGTCCAGTGCCCCGGACATCCGATTGAGGAGAACCCTGATGTCTGAGCCCACCGCCGCACAGCAGCTAATCGAGTACATCGACAGCGCTCACCTGGACCCCGAGTACGTGGAAACCCTGATCGACAAGATCGCCTCAAAGGCCATTGAGGGGGCCCGGGACCGCATGGTGAAGTCCGTGTGGAAGCAGATGTGGCCGAACGCGCAGAAGGACCGCCAGGGCCTCAGCCAGGCCTATGTTGGTGGCTGGGACGACGCGACAGCGACCGCCGTGGACAACATCAAGAACGCCTGGCTTCACACCTGCGGCGAGTGCGAGCAGCCCATCGGCTACACCGGATCCCGGTGGGCGCACGAAACCCACCCTGACGACAACCACGACGCCCGCCCCGTCCGATAGGAATGCGGCTGTGTGCGGAAAGCAGTAAGCAAGCTAGACTGGTACCACCCACCCGTCCTCTTTCCGAGGGCGGGTTTTTTCTTGCCCAGAGGAGAACCACTGTGACTATGGAAGAAGCAATGCGCAGGGTCACCGGTGTCATCCTCCACCCTGTCTTCGAAAAAGCCCGCCCCGATATCGTCGTAGCGCCCGGCCCTAACCGCACGGTCTCCGTGAACGGCCCGAGAGACCACCTGGACGGCATTTCACGGGCCCTAACCCGCACCGGCTTAGAGATAGTCCGTCCCGCCCCTGCGACACTCGTAGTCGTATTCTGAAGGCTTCGGAAAGATGCCTTCCACTGTCCCGCCTCCCGCCCACGAACAGAAAATTCTGCTACGCGCCCGGGAGGTCGCTTTGATCGTCAATACACCGCAGCCGGGGGATATCGGCTTAACGTCCATTACCGGATTCGTCGGCGGACTCATACGGGTGGGTCAGTTATGTAACGGCGACGGATGGTCCCATTACGAGCACGCATTCATCGTCCTGGAAGACGGAATGCTGATCGAAGCCATGCCCGGCGGAGCGCAGATCGTTTCCCTGAACGAATACGACGACCGCGACGTCCTTTACGTGCGCCCCGCCGGTCTCACCGACGCCGACCGGAAGCGGGTATGCGAGGTGGCCCGGAAGTTCGAAGGCGTCGAATACTCATTCGTCGACTATGCGGCTATCGCGGCTCATCGGTTGCATCTCCCGATTCCCGGACTGCGGGATTTCGTGGCCGATACGGGTCATATGATTTGCTCGCAGTTGGTCGACCGCGCTTACGCCCAGGCTGGAATCAAGCTGTTCTCAGACTCGCGTTGGGACGGCTGGGTGACCCCCGGCGCGCTGTACAAGCGCCTCGCCTGACGGCAGTACGCTGACACGACGAAGCCCGCTCCTCGTTCCAGGGGGAGCGGGCTTCGTCGGTTCGGAACGGGTTCGGAACTGGTTCGGAACTGGGGCACCGTTCAGGTTCGGGCGTCCCGCTGTTCAGGTTCCCGTTCCGGTGCTCGGTTCCAGTTCCAGATCGAAGAGGTCTGACGCGTTCGGAACGCGGGCCTTGTTCCGGTTCCACTCGGCCTTGGCCTCCTTGAGCCGGTGGTGCGCGGTGGTCCGGGGGATCTCCGGGTGGTGGGTCTTGATCACCTTGAGGTCCACGCCGTCGATTCCGAACTGTTCCAGAAGTTCCATCACCTGCCTGACCTGCGCTTTCTTCTTGGTCGCCCGATCCGTGATGTTCGCGGTTCCAGTTCGCGGTTCCGGTTCAGGTTGTTCCGGTTCAGGTTCCGGTTCCAGTTCAGACGGCAGTTCAGGTTCCGGTTCAGGTTCGACCCGTTCCGGTTCAGGTTCGAAGTTCCAGTTCCGATTCAACAGTTCCAGTTCCCGTTCCAGTTCCATCGGGATCCCTACGGGTTCCTCCAGGTACGGTTCCGGTTCAAGTTCAAGTTCCGGTTCGGGATCCGGCACTATGTCCGCCCCCGCCACCTGTTCCAGTTCCAACGCTTCCTGAACGGGGCCAGGCGCCGCCATCAGTTCCGGAACACCTGCCGGTGCCGTCTCTCCCATCCGCAGCCGCACCCGCTGGACCATCGTTGTCTTCCGGCGCCATCCTCGCCCGTGCTTGTCCTTCAGTTCCGCCCTGGCCATGAGCCGCTGGCTTTCCAGCCGCAGCCCTGTCCGGTAGGAGGTGACCTCCCACAGGACCATCCGCCTCCACAGGCGGGCCGTGGAGAACGGGTCCAGGATCCACCGGGACTTTCTCACTCGTTCCATGCGGCGCCCGGTAACGGCTCCGATGAGTGCCCGGTATACGTGTGCGGCAATTTCTGAACAGACCACCCACAGCAGTGGGAGGGATCCGTGTCCAATCTGCGGTGCGAGACCGTCCCGGGCGGCGGAAATGTTCAGGTATACGGTCACCGCTGTGAGGGCCCACGGAACAGCCCGGACCCATCCGAGCGGCATATCGGCTCGAATCAGCAGGAGGTGGGCGAGGGAGAATACGGGGATGGCTATGTCAACGGCTACGGGGAGAATCCAGAAGGGATGAAATCCCCATTCCTGTGCTTGTTGTCCGACCGTATCGAAGGATGCGAGGAGGCCGAGTGTGCCGACGCCGAAAGCGCCAATGATCACCGTTACCAGTAGCTTGCGTTCGAAGGGCAACAAGTCGGGGATCTTGTTGTCGGGGGGCGGATCTGACGTCATTTCGCATATCCTTTCGGGTAGATCAAGTGGTGGTAGTCTAGCACTTTTATGCAGGTCAGAGACGGCTATAGCCGCCCACTGCTGGACGGCTATAGACCCTGATTCACCAGTCAGGAACGGTGCTTTTTCCGAGGAAGATCAGGAAGCCACCAGTCCAGTACCGCATCAAGGAAATCCGACCGGGACGGGAACTCATACCCCTTCCAGAGGGTGTCAATGACAGCCAGCTCCTGCCGGGAGGGCCGGAAAGGCTGCTGTGCCGTCTGTTTGATCCTCCCGCGCGCAGACCGACGGCCCTCCACCTCCCCGAACAGACTGCCTGAATCGTCTTCATCGGGCTGGAGCCGCGCGAGGGCCCTTTCCCGGATTTTGAAGAAGGCCCCGGCGTTGTTCGCGGCATTCACAGCCCGGCGGACCACCACAGCGTTAGTGGGGGTCCGGCCCGTCTCCTGACTCTTGGCCGCCTGATACGCGTCAAACCGTTCCTGTACGTCCAAGGAGATGTTGACCGCGCACTGCATGGTCAGTTTTCCCGTCGTCCCGAGGTCCGGGAACGGGAGGGTGATCGGGTCCGGCTGTCGGGCGCTCTCCGCCGGGACGGGTTGCGCGGGTACCAGAACGGCTTCAGGCGTCTCCGGATCGGGTACGACAGCCGGTTCCTCAGGGACGACCGGCGGAGGCGCTACAGGGGTCTCTGGAGGCTGTGCAACGCGGGGTTTCTCCCGCTGGGGCCGACGGGCGAAAGCTGCCGCCAGATCCGGATCATCCGGGAGCCCGCCAATTCGGTCGGTCATGCCGCGTCCGCCTCATCGTCCAGGGCGAACCACGTCTGCACGACTTCCATCGCAAGTGACTGGTAGTCCCCGGCGAGCGCCCGGATCGACGGCAGCAGCTTGGGGTCCACATCCTTGGAGTTCCTCAGCTCCTGCGGCACCTTGCCCAGCTCACGGCACTTCACGGCCGCAGCCTCTACATGGCGGATGGCCTGATCGAACACTGGAGCGGTGCCCTGGAGATCCCGTTCCAACTGCTCCTTGATGTTCTTCTGCACCTTGGTAGCCGACGTGTTCGTGGAGAACAGGACGACACCCAGCAGCCGCAGAAGCGGGTTCAAATCCAGTGCGGTGACGAACCGTCGGGCCACGACCCGGAGCCCCTTACGGGACGAAGGATCCGACTTGGAGGGGATGAGAACCATGTCCCCGGACGTGAGCGCCTGTAGCTGGAGAACGTCCGAGCCGGGTGCCACGTCGAGGATGATGCAGTCGAACTCCTCGCGCAGCGGGTCGATCGCAGCCGCGTACATGCCCATCCACGCGGTGCGGTCCTCGGACTCGCCCTGGGCTCCGGCGATACGCCGCTGTACGTACAGCTCTTCAACCACGTTCTCCAGTTCGGTGCCACCCGGGACGACGTACAGGTTCGGGCGTGCGGTGCCGGTGGGGACCAGGGGCTTGCCCTCCAGGATGGCGGCAGCTTGAGCGGCGCCGTTGTCGTCGAGGGCTGATTTGGTGATGCCGAGGTCTTCGCAGTTGTTGCCCTGTTCGTCCATCTCGATGAGCAGGGTCTTTTTGCCGATGGCGGCGAGGGCTACAGCGAGAGCGGCGGCTGTGGATGATTTGCCGACGCCTCCCTTGCCGTTGACGATGACGATGATCTTGCGGAGCAGGTCGCCGTTTTCGATGAGCTGGAGTCGGCGGCGGAGCGCCTTCTTCACCGTGTCGAGCTGGACCAGCGTGATGCTGGCTTGGATGGTTGGCATGGGGATGACTTCCTGTGACGGGTTGGGGTCGGGCCAGTCCCAGAGGCTACACAGGATGAGGGGAGATACAACGGTGACGGGTCGTTATGTACTCGTATGGGAGATCCCACGCACAAAAAAGGCCCGGCACGGGGCCGGGCCTTCGGTGTTCGGTACGGGGTCGGCGCTTAGCACGCTAGTGGACACAGCCATTAGCACGGGTATTAGCAGTCTGGCGGGTGTCTACGCCTACGGCTTGAGGGGCTCCCAGCAGCCGCAACCAGTACGACAGTGGGTGTGCTGGCGAGTATTCGGGTCCCAGTGACTGGCGAGGACGTGCCCGCACCCGCGACGCTCACAAACCGGTGGATCGTCTACCGGGTAAAGGTTTTTGTTGTGCTCGACGTGCTTCGGATCCCGGTCGTCCCCGTATTCCTCCATAAGCCGCTGCCGGGTGACAACCTGTATTCCCAGGGAGTCAAGTAGAACGGCGCATTGCATACAGGGTTCATCCGTACAGAAAGATGTGGCCCCCCGCAGGGCCGCCTTCCCCACTGCCTCGATGGCCTGAAGGACGGCGTTGTGTTCTGCGTGTATCCCGCTACACCTCCAGCCCGGCTGGTTGTAGTCCCCGCCGGGCGGGACCTCTTCCTTCGTGCGTAGACCGCGCTCACAGCCCTTTTCCTCGAAGGAGCAGTGGGGCTTTCCGGGGCCGGTGCCGTTGTAGCCGGTACCGAGGATGCGGGGCGGGGTTCCTCCGACGATCACCGCGCCGACGTGGCGCCGAACGCAGATGGCCATCTCGGCTTCGGCGTAGGCGTGCCCCAGGTTGATCCGGTCCCGGAGTTCCTTGCGCTGCCGCTTGTATTCCGGGCCGCGCTCGACAGGGGGTTCCATGGCTTTCTCCGTTTCACGAAGAGGGGCCGCACGGTTTCCCGTACAGCCCTCTCAGGGTTGTCTTACAGCCCCTCAGCGATCTTGTGCAGTTCCTGCACGGGACCGGTCTCCAGCTGGTCCGTCCACTCGGTCGGCCACTCGACTCCGGCAGCGCCACGGATGTTGCCCGCGATCGCCGCGAGGGAGTCGCTGTCCCCGTTCGAGACGGCCGCCCGCTGGAGAACCTGAACCGGCTCGTCCCAGAGACCGACGGTGCACAGCATCGCCCCGGCAAGCGCCTCGGGAGCCGTCCAGCCCTCGCCCGTGATCTGGCAGGGGTCGGAGTCTCCGGCCCATCCGTGGTTCAGGGCGTCCCTCGCGGACAGCAGGTAGCCCTTGCACAGCTCGTATCCGGCCCGCAGGTATGCCTTGCTGGAGCCGTACTCGGACTGCCCCCACAGATCCCCGAGAACGCGGGTGGGGTAGGTGCCCGGTGCCCGGCAGATCTCGATCAACAGGTCCAGGATCTCCCGGCCTTCCATGCCATCGTAGGCGCCGAGGATTGCAGCCACCGTGAGCGCGGCCGAGGCCAGTGCTGCCGGGTGAGCGTGCGTGATGGCAGCCGACAGGTAGGCCAGGTGGATGGGGGACTCGTACAGGTCGTTGGACAGTGCGATCGGTGCGACGCGCATGTTGGCGCCGCATCCCATGGTGTTGATGTCCGTGGCGTCCTGCCAGGTGTAGCCGTCGCGCAGCATGTCGCAGGCACGCATGCAGGCGTTGCCGGGCGCCCGGTGGTTGTCAGGGTGCTGCGACCAGTAGACGTACTTACTGACCAGCTCGTCCGCGAAGCTCTCCGTGTACGTCCCGAGGTTGCTGGGTCGCATCTGAAGGAGGGCCCGGCCGGTGGCGATGGTCATCTGGGTGTCGTCGGAGATGAGTACCTTGCCGTCGGCGTCGCGGTAGCACTTGGCGTGGGGGGCGTTGTCAAAGTCGGCGGTCTGCCAGTTCCGGCCGGGAAGGAAGTTCAGGATGTCGCTGGTGCGGTTGAACTCGCGGCTGTAGCCGAGGGCGTCTCCGAGGGCGCCTCCGATAAGCGAGGAAAGGGCCTTGTCATTCAAGGGTGCTCCTAGGGCGGGTGGCTGGGTTGATGTATCTACCCTAGCACACTTGTGAAATGATGCGCAAGCGTGGTCAGTCCGACTGCCGGGCAATCGCCGCGTTTGCCCACATCATGACGCCCTCCAGATGTGTCATCGCAAGCGCCTTCTCCCGCCCATCCGGCACGAGGAGGTTGAGCGCCACAGCAAGCGTCAGACATTGAGCCCTCACCTGCTCGTGCTGCTCCCTCCGGTCTTGCGTCGCCGTTGGGTGAAACGCGAACCTGTTCTCCAGCTCAACGGGATCCATGATCAATTTCCTCTCTTCGCTTCCAGGTACATCAGGTACTCGTGCACCCGACGGTTCCACCGGGCGTCTTCCAGCGCGTTGTGCTCCCCAGCCAGCTGCCCCGGCAGCTTCGGATTCCCGAGGCGTACGGCCTCCTGCTTGAGGTCACCCGTGTACATCGGAACACCCTCCGGCAGGTCGATCATCCGGCCCCACAGCTGAGCCAGCGCTACATGGTCATACGCGCTGTACCAACCGAACAGCTGCGGAGAGGCGAACTGAGTGATGAACTTCCGGACGCCCTCCGCCAGATCCTTCTTGGACCCCAGGAACCCGCTGTCCGGGTGCTCCTCATCCCACTCCAGCCCCCACATGAACACCCCGTTCCACCGCTTCAGCGGGAGCGAAGGCACCACATGCTCAAGCAGCCAGTCGTGCTTAGCTATTCGGTGCAGCGGGGCCTCTCGGTTGATGCCATAGAAGTGATGCCCGCCCTCGGAAACCAGGCCGATGCTGATCAGTTCGATGGTGGCCCCGTCCTCCAGGAACTCCGTGTCGATGTAGAGGCGTGTCATCAGATCCCCTCCAGATACGCGTCAAGGGCCTGCTCGCCTCCGCTGCGGAGAACGTGCAGACCCTGCTCTATGTCGGTCGGATAGGTGGCGGCGTACGCGGCGAACCAGACGTCATCGGCGGCCGGGCCCAGGTACCAGAGTGCCGCCGTGAGAATGGCATCCCGGAGAGCTGTCCGGGTGTTATTCATCGGTCTTCTTGCGGGGTCCATAGCCGCCCGGCTTGCGTCGCAGCGCATTTCGGGTCTCCCGCCAAGCCGCCTTGTGCTCCTGACAGGGGGAGCAAGGGCACTTGTACCGCATCCATCCGGTGGTCGTACCGTGCGTGAAACCGGTCATCTCGTCACCGGTCTTGCGCTCATGGCACGGCTTGCAGAGCAGTTGGCACTTAGCCAGCTCCGCAAGAACATCACCGCGCTTCAACGACATGTTGTCGCTGATCTCCATGGTCTTTTGCGCACGGTCAATGTGATCCACCTGAAGACGTTCGGTAGCACCGCAGCGCACGCACTTACCGCCCAGGTGGTCATATATCGCCTGACGACGCTTGTGGTAGTAGTCCCGGTGGTACCCCTGCGGGTCCGCCAGGTAGCGGGGGAGGGGATTGGTAGTCACGTGCCGCCGGTGGGATTCGAACCCACACTGACCGGGACTTGAATCCGGTGCCTTCTGCCAATTGGGCTACGGCGGCTGGTCCTGCAACAAACGTTGTGAGGTGGTGATTATGCCGGTCAGAGTACGGCTGAGGGGGACCGCCGTCAACAGTCCCCCTCTAGCACCCGAACCCGAGAAGATCCTAGCACTACTCCAGTTCAAGCCGCCCACCGGGGACCTCGGTCTGACCTACCATCGCCTGCCGACCGGCAACGGTTCCGTGGTCCCAGCCGTCGGTACTCCACTGACCGCCTGAACGGGCACTCCGGAGTTTGAGATCTTCGAACATCCGGGCAATCCGGGCTGCGGTGTCGACAAGAACGACCTGGTATCCCCGGCCTGCCTCCTGGACGGCATCCGCCCGCTTGAGCCGGATCCGCTCGGCTGCTTCTACGTAGAACGCCAGGCAGAACGACCTACGCCGCGCGCGGATCTCGGAGTTGAGGTGCCGCACGAAGTCCTTGGGGTCTGCCCCGTCGTTCTTCATGGCTGTGATGAGGCGTTGGATGTGGGTGATGGACGGGTCTTGCCGGGTCTCCGCGATGTACTTGATGTTCGCGTTGACTTCTTGCAGCATCAGGGACGGGAGCAGCACCTTGAGAATTTCCATGGTCGACTCGGTGGCGTAGGCGACGAGTTCCTCTTGCTCTCCCTTCTTTCCGTATGGGATGCGACGGGCGTATCCTCGGCCGCCCATGGCCTCCAGTACTTCGATGACGCCGTAGCCCCGGGTCGTGTTGAGGCCGTAGGACGTCGGGTAGGTGAAGGTGTGGATGACGATGTCTTCCCGCTGGTATTGCCCGTTGTGCGGGTTCAGCTTCGTGGCGTCGACCCGGTGTTTGTTCGCGAGCCGGTACACCCGGTCCATGGCGAGATCGCGCTCATCCTGCGACGTACCGGGGTCTTCGGCGAGACGGAGCAGGGATTCGATCTGTTCCCGGATGCGCTCGGGGCTCGTGTTCTTGGCCATGGTTCCTCGGAAGTGATGGGGGTTAGTTACCCCAGAGTACCAGGATAGATAGATCTTGAAATAGGTGTTGTAGATCTTCCCGGGGGCGTGCTAGTGTAGATACATCGCAAGACGGAGACACCAAACCGAGGAGACTTCCGTGGCCACCACCTTCGCCCCCAAGATGATCAGCCCCAAGCAGTCCGCCTACATCGCCTCCCTCATCGAGTCGCGCACGGCGCCCCAGGGTCTGATCGGGCGATTCACGGAGGACATGACCGCGACGTCGGCGTCGGACCTGATCGAGAAGCTCCTCAAGTGCCCGTGGAAGAACGACAAGCCCCAGGTCAAGAAGTCGCCGAAGGTCACGGAGATCGTTCCCGAGGGCTTCTACTGCCACGACGAGAAGTACTACAAGGTCCAGACCTCCAAGACCTCGGGCAAGCGCTACGCGAAGATCTGGACCGGCAAGAGCTGGAGCTACAACGCGGGCGGGATCTACCAGCTGACCTTGGCCGACAAGATGACGGCTGAGCAGGCCAAGAAGTTCGGCAAGAAGACAGGCAACTGCATTTGCTGCGGCCGACTCCTTACCGTCAAGGCTTCGGTTGAAGCGGGAATTGGGCCCGTATGCGCTGAAAAGTACGGATTCTAACCTAGATGTTCTATTCGGGAAGGGCTCTCGGGCCCTTCCCACCTTCATAGGAGACACCATGCGTAAGCGCCTGTATGGGACCCGATTCACCACCGGCTGCGGCCACTCCTGGCGCCGCCGCTACCCGAAGTGGACGGTCCGCGACCTGGGTGGGGCCTCCACCGACTGCGCGGCCTGCGGAGAGCTGCTGATGATCCCGGCCGAACAGTTCGAGGGCCAGAACCCCGCCGCGTTCCCGGTAAACGTACACATGCCCCTGTTCCACCTGTACCTCCACCAGCAGGACGCGCGGTGGCCTGCCGACGGCGGGGGAACCGGCTTCGCGGAGTTCTGATCCCAACTGGGGGCCTTCGGGCCCCCCTTTCACCCATTTGAGAGGAAACCCCATGGAAGACATGATCAACTGGCCAGGCACTCTGGACTACGAGGACTCAGGGGAGGGCGGCCTGTTCGCCTGGATGATCGTGCCTGAGTTCATCAGTTCCGGCGAGGCGTACGGCGCCAACGTCTACGGCAACAACTGCCACGTGGACGTGGACGCGTACCTGTCCCGGCCCCGGGTCATGCTCAAGTCCCCCGACGTGTGCGTGAGTCCCGAGGGGCGCAAGGTATTCGAGCCGTACAACCACCGGGACAGCTGGTTCAACCAGTCCATGAGGCTGGACCGAATGGTTCGGGAGTATCTGGGGGAGGACCGGGAGCGCGGGTTGCGGCAGGGTCTGATTCAGTCGCTCGGCGCGGACGACATCAGTGTTCCGATGCTGGCGTCCGTGTTCCTCGGGTCGACGGGCCAGAGCCTCTACAGCCACCGTCAGGGCGGTTACTTCGCGGTGACGAAGAACGATCTGACCCTGAACGGGAAGACGCTGTATAACGCGTTCCAGCAGGCGTTCGGCGTCGATCCGATCATCCTGACGTTTTTGGACACATGACCGTACCGGGGAGGGGGCCATTTGCGGTTCCCCTCCCCGTTCGCTAGGGTAGATATAACCCAACCCGGAGATGATCATGGCCGACTTTTCTAAGCACCAAACCGAATCGGACATCAGGCAGGAGATGCGACGGCTCCAGTCGGACCGGATCCGGACGAAGAGGGCTCTCAAGGACGCGGCCCAGGGGATGCGAGCCCGTCCGGGCCTGGCTCCCCCGCAAAGCATGATGGACATGTTCCCCCACGCCACACACCCGTGGACGGCTGCCAAGTTTGTATCCGAGCTGGAACGCCGACACTTCGGAGCGGTCGAGTGGCTCGAAAATGCCGGATGGGAGCCGGTCGCTGATGCCTTGCTCGGGGATGACGGGAAGATGCCCGAGGTTCCCATGACGGTGAGTTCCGTCCTCCAGTATCACCTTCAGATGACCGCGCAGGAGGTCGCAGTACACCGCCTGTGGGGGCGATACAAGGTCGTGTTCGATGTCCACCCCGGGCTCACCCGTCATCTGCGGTCGTCCAGCAGCGACAAGTTCCCGCCGATGGTGCTCCAGAGCCTGACCCACATCAACCCGGTGGTGTTCCTGGAAGAGCCGGTAAGCCTGCGGGACTCGGCAGGCAAACCGGTCCGGTTGATCGGCTGGTACGTCGCGGGCATGAGTGCGCGTAAGGGGTATATCGACACCACTGATCCGCGCGCGCAGTCGTTTCATCTGACCACCATCTCTGAGGTGCTGAGCCAGGACGAAAAGGAAGTGATCGACTGGGACCACTGCCGGATCACGCTGCCCGTCACGGGATCTGACGCCACGGTGGGCGAACTCATTGAGCAGGCCCTCGATGCGTTCCAGTGGGACCCCACAGTGTCCGGGCAGACCCAGGAATTGCAGCGACAGTTCATCTCGGACTTGCTGTACGTGGCCGTGCCGCACATGTTGTACCTCGTGTCCCAGGGGCTGGAGACCCAGCCGAAGCCGTTCCACACCCCGGCGGCACCGAAGAAAAACAGCTGGGAAAAGAAGCGAGGTGGCGGAAAGGTGATCCGGCAGCTGGTGGGGTTCCGTACGGGACCCGCGCTGGCGGCCATGGACCGTTGGGGGGACGACGTTTCAGAGAGCCGTGAACCCCGGGGGCTTCAGGGGCTGCGGAGGTCTCCTGTGGCGCATATGAGGCGGGCGCACTTTCACACGTTCCTGGCGGGTCCCCGGGATGCGCCGGAGCGCGAGAAGCGGGTGAAGTGGCTTCCTCCGATTCCGGTCAACGCGGAGGGTTCGCCTACGGAGACCGTGGCGGTGAAGATCAAGTAGGACTGGGGGAGGGGACACTTGATGTCCCCTCCCCCTAGTGTTAGGGTAGATACAACGTAATCGACCGAGGAGACGGCCCCATGACCGCACGTAAGACGGACTACTCCACCACCCGCCCGGACGGCATGGAGTTCATCTGTAACCGGTGGGTATTCGCTGGTGACAAGGGCTACCGCGTCAAGCCCAACGACGACGGTCACGGCGACGACGGCACGTTCAACGTGTACTCGTACGCGCACACGCAGGAGCGAGTGGTCGGCACCTTCGGCATGAACTTGACAGAGGACGCGGCGCACGAACTGGCCGCGTCCCTCGCAAAGCGTTAGAGCCCGGATACGCCGAAGGGGCGGAGAGTCGGAAGACTCCCGCCCCTTCGGCGTGCATACGGCTTAGTAGTTGCCGTTGCTGAGGATCTCGCCGGTCTTGTCATACACCGTGACGAGACCGTTCTTGCTGTCCTTGCCCCGGCTGGTCTGCCAGTCGGTGAACGCACTGGCAAGCAGCTTGCCGTCACTCCCGTGCGGGCCCATCAGACCGCCGCTGTAGTCGGTGTAAATGTCGGCGGTGTCCAGGATGTCGTTCTTCTTGTCGGCACCCTGGATCTTGGTGACGTGCTTCACGGCGGCCTGCTCGGTGGCGGTCCCGTTCTTGTTCACGTACGCCTTGAACGCCTGCACCGGGGTTTGTGCGGGCGCCGCGTCCTTGCCAGCGGTCAGGGTCGGCCGGGCGTTGTGGGAGGGAGCGGAGTCGTCTGACGTGCCCTTGCTGCCGTTGGAAGAAGCGGCGACCGCGACAACCCCGACTGCGACAAAGCCGATGAAGGCGTACAGGCAGCCCTTGCCCTTGCGCTTCTTCGGCTCCGGCTGCGGCGCGTACTGCGGCGCGGGGTACTGGGGCGGCTGCTGCGGTTCCTGCTGAGACATGCGGGGTTCCCCCTGAGGTGAGTTGGGGCCTGCGGGCGCATGGCGGCACAACAGGCGGAGAGCAGCATACGGTATTGACCGAGGCCGTTCAATCTACCCTCTCACCCCGAGCCATTTGCAGGCCTATTTGCAGGACTTGTTGTAGGCTCCCGTAAACGTGATCGGTAAGCTACCGTGAACATCACCGAACACAATCAGGCCTCATATGCCGGACCTGTAGCACCTGTAGGGGATCATGAGCCTCATAGACGATCTGGTGAGCATCGAATCCCGGCGCGGTACCTATCCCGGGCCGCAGTGCACCGTCGCAAAGATCATGGGACAGATCAGCGAAGACGACCGCGCCCAGTTGTGCCGGGTCCTGGACAACCCCGACGTCCCCGGGTCTGTCATCGCCGGGGCTCTTACCCGCAACGGGTATCCCGTCGCCGACAAAACGGTTCTGCGCCATCGCAAGCGTGGTACGTCCTCCGGCTGCCACTGCCCCAAGGAAGACGCGTGAGCAGCGGTCTCTCCGGCGACCTGGAGGCCTTACTGCGCCTCCCCGTCGGTCAAGCGGGACCCTCCAGCACCGGACACGTCCCCACAGCCGCTGTCGGCCGGGAATGGCAGCCCGGAGTCGCATTCAACGCTGACGGGGCCATGACCGTCGTCACCGCCCCCACCACGACCAGCCCGCAAGACCCCCAGGCCTGGAAAGCTGCCGTCGAAGAACTCGGCCTCGCAGTCCCCGAAGGCTGGACCGTCCAGCTTGCCGAAGCCAAGTACGATCCAGCCGCCTGGCACCGGGACGCCCAGGGCGAAGAAGCCGTCACCCGGCCGGTATGGCGGCTGAAGTTCCGGGTTGCTCCGTCCTCTCTGGCCGGGTACGGCGCGGAGGATGTCGCGACGATGGTTCGGGACGCCATGCGCATCAAACGCACCCCACGGCCCCCTGTAGCCCCGTCTCGGGGCCTTGTAGTCGCCTACTCCGACCCCCAGACGGGCAAAGTCGACCGCAGGGGCGGCACGCCAGAGCTGATCGCCCGCATCGCGGAGAAGTTCGACCGGCTCCAGGACCACGTCAGAGACCTCAAGACCCTCGGCCGTCCGGTGGACTCCGCCTACTGGATGGATGCCGGGGACTGCGTCGAAGGTCAGCAGAACGTCGCCTCGCAGCTTGCCACGAACGATCTGACCATGACGGAAATGGTCCGGCTGCACCGCAGGCTGACGTTCGATGGACTGTCTCGGCTGGCCCGGCAGTTCGACTCCGTAACGGCTGCGGTGTGCGCGTCCAACCACGCCCAGCACCGCATCAACGGCAAGGTCGTCGGACCGCCGTCCGACGACTGGGGCATCGAGACGATGCAGCAGGTTGCCGACGCCTTCAACTGCAACCCGGACTCCTTCGGTCACGTCAAGTTCATCCTGCCTGAGAAATGGGAGGAGACCGTGAGCGTGGACGTCGCCGGAACAGTCGTAGGTCTTTCCCACGGTCACCAGGTGCGTGGTCCCGGCAAGGTTGTGGACTGGTGGCGCGGCCAGACGTTCGGAGAGCAGCCGGTAGCCGCCGCGAAAATCCTTCTGACCGGGCATTTCCACCACTTCCGGGCGGAAGAGGTCGGCTCCGGCAAGCTGTGGGTACAAGCCCCGGCCCTGGACAACGGGTCTTCCTGGTACGCCAATCGCACCGGCGACGACTCCCGGGCGGGTCTGCTGGTGTTCTCCGTAGGTGCGGACGGCTGGTCCGACCTTGTCATTCTCTGAGAGGGGTATCCGCTGTGTCTCATGACGACGCTGAATCCGAGGGCGAAGAGCTGGCGCTCCCTCCGGGGATGCTGCCCCTGATCCAGATCCAGGAACCGGAGGGCGACGCACTTCGGTGGACCCCCACCACGTTCTTGATTGACCTGTTCATGGCGTTCGCCGGGGTGCTGGAAGCCATCGCCGGTTTCTACGGAGACCAGGCACGCTCCCTCGCCGCGCGGGCCTCCCTCAAGGAAGAGCTGAAGGACCGGGACATCCGGCAGCGCATCAAGACGGAGGAACGTCTCCGGATGCAGCTGCACACCCTGGAGGACATCTCGTACTTACCCGAGGCCCAAGAGTGATAGCCTAGTTCTCCGCAGTCAGGATCGCACCCCATGGCGGTCAGGTCTGCTTCCACGAACCCCGGTCTCTTACGAGCAGACCGGGGTTTCGTCATTTCCGGCATTCCCCCAGCTCTTGACTGTTCCGTACAATGATCAGACAAGTGAGCATTGACCGGGGAAAGAGGATAAGGCGTGGCGCGTAACGCATGGGCGGACAGACTCGCCACGCTCTACGAATTACAGGCGAAAAAGGACTCCCACCGGAACCCCGCCGTATGGGTAAACGACATCCTCGGCGAAGACATGTGGTCCATGCAGACCGCCATTTGCGAGAGTGTCCGGGACCACCGATTCACAGCCGTCCAGTCCTGCCACGCCGCAGGCAAGTCCCACCTTGCCTCCCGCCTCTCAGCCTGGTGGATCGCCACCACACCCATGGAAGAAGTCTTCCTCGTCACCACGGCGCCCACCGCCCGTCAGGTGGCCTCCATCCTCTGGCGCTATATCCAGCGCGCCCACAACCTCGCCAAAGAGCGCGGATTCACCATCCCCGGCCAGATCCTCTCCTCGCCGATCCCGTCCTGGAAAATCAACGGTGAACTAGTCGGCATCGGGCAGAAGCCGCCGGACAAGGAAGACTCGGCCTTCCAGGGTTTCCACGCCGAAAAGATCCTCGTTGTCATCGACGAAGCGTGCGGCGTCGACCGGTCCATCTGGGACGCCGTGGACTCCCTCGTCACCAACGAGTCGTCCCGGGTCCTCGCCATCGGGAACCCCACCGACCCCGCGTCACACTTCCGGCAGGTGTGCTCCCCTGAGTCCCCGCTAGGCGAGAAATGGAACAAGATCCGCATCGACGCCCTGCGGTCCCCGCTGATGACCGAAGAGGCCTGCTCCCGGTACCCCCGCCTGGTGGAGTACATGAAGGAGGAAGGGATCCCCTTCGCCACCGAAGAGGTCTCCCCGACGCTCCAGAAGACGCTGGTGGGCCCGACCTGGGTCTATGAATCCATGGTGGGCTGGGGCAAAGACTCCAGCCTGTTCAAGTCCAAAGTGCGGGCCGAGTTCCCCGAAACGTCCTCCGAGGGCGTTATCCCGCTGGCCTGGGCAGAAGCCGCCATGGCCCGGTGGGAGAAATGGCGGGACGGGACCTACATCATCGACCCGGACACCGAAGAACCCGTGTGCCTGATCGAACCGCGCGCCCAGCAGATCGGCGAGATCGTCATCGGTGCGGACATCTCCGACGGCGGCGAGGATGAGACAGTCGCCGCGATCCGGCAGGGCGAGGTGATCCGTGAACTGATCGCGTTCCCCTCCAAGGACCCGCTGACCACCGCAGACGACCTCCAGGTGATCGCGGCCAAGCACGGGGCCCCGACGAACGCCAAGTACATCGTGGACGGTATCGGCGTCGGCTCCGGTGTCGTGGCCAAGCTGCGCCGGGACTCCCAGGACACGTACGCGTTCATCGCGGCGGCCAACAGCGGTCGCAAGGACACCACCCAGAAAATGTCGTTCATCAACGACAGGGCGGCGGCCTGGTGGAACCTGCGCGAGATTCTGAACCCGGCCCGTAAGGGCGGCGCTGTTGCCGCGTTCCCCCGGGACGACAAGCTGCTTGCGGAACTGACCTGCCCCCGGTTCGACACACAGCCCGGTACCCCGAAGTACAAAATCGAGAAGAAGGAAGACATCAGAACCCGGCTGGGGCGGTCGACCGACCGGGCAGACGCCGTGATTCAGGCGTTCTGGCTGCCTTCTGCGGTACCGGGCCCTGAGGAATTGAAGGACAACGCCTGGAAGGCTTCCGAGGAACGCTACATCGGCAACGATGATTCAGAGGCCGTGGTGGAAAAGTGGGATACGGCCTCGGATATGGAACTCTCAGGCTGGTAAGGCGAAAATCCTGAATGTTAGCATAAGCCGGACAGATGCATAGACTAGGGGAGCACCGTGGCGGATGAGCAGTTAAATGGCAGCGACCTGCCTGCGGGCAGCGCGCTTGCCAATTATGCCTCGGACTACCTGAACAAACCCCTGACCAAGACCGTCAACGGCGCCCCTGATGTAATCCTGGACGCCGAAGAAGGCAGCCTCTACACCTGGGCCGACTCCCTCGCCGCATCGTGGTCCGGCATACCCGGACGCATCCTCCTCGACGAGAATGAATTCGAAAGCCTCTCGTTCGATGAAATGCTCAGCCGGGACGGCAAGGCCCGCACCATTCAGCAGGTGCTCACCCTGCCCATCCGCTCCGCCCCGTGGAAAATCCTTCCGGGTCCCGGAGACAGCGGAGAGGCCGCCTTCGTACAGGCCGCGCTGACCAAGCCCGCCAACCAGGGGGGTATGAAGACCCCGATGCGGCTGCTCATCGCCCAGGCACTGTCCGCGCGCACGAACCGGAAAGCCTGTTTCGAGAAGGTCTTCACCGAACGGGACGGCAAGATCGTCTACGAGCGCCTCGCGTTCCGGCCCTCCCCGACGACAGCCATCGCCCGCGACCCGAAGACAGGGGCTTTCCGGGGGTTCCGGCAGCGCCCCGTAGCTGTGGGCGGTGAGATCTGGCCGGACATCTGGATCGACATCCCCGCGCAGTACTCCTGGGTGCACCTGAACAACCAGCACATCAACGCCGCGCGCGGGCACTCCGACATGGAACTGATCTACTGGCTGCACGACAAGAAGCAGAAAGTGCTGTTCCTTTGGGCGACGTTCCTGGAGGCGAACGCGCTCGGCCGCTACGTGGTGCAGGCTGAGGATGAGACTCGGGCCAAGCAGTACGCACAGGCCCTGCGGTACGTCAAAAACGGCGGTGTCCTCGGCACTTCCAATGAGATCAAGGTAGAAACCCTGGAGCTGGGCACCGGTGCGGCCGGGCTGTTCAAGGACTTCATCGACTACCTGGACAACCAGATGGCGGCCTCGGTCCTCGCGGGGTTCACCAACCTCCCGGACAGTCCCGGCGGTTCCTACGCGCTGTCCAAAGACCAGTCCGACTTCTTCCTCCAGTCCCTCACAGGTACCGCCAAGGAGCTGGCAGAGTCCATCACGAACTACGTGATCGCCGACCTGGTGATGTACAACTACGGGCCGAAGGGCGTTTGCCCGACCTTTGAGTTCGGTCCGCTGTCTGAGGGCGACTTGGAGACGGTCAAGGCGCTGCTGCTCGGATTCGGCACAACGCCGACGGAACTCCGGGTGCCGCAGGCATTCATGACCGAGCTGACCAAGATGATGGGCACCTATCTTGACATGCCCATGGATGAGGTCAACAAGGAATTCCAGCAGCTGGAAGAGCGCATCGACCAGCGAATGGACCTGGAGCTGGAGACAAAGAAGGCCGGTCTCGATGCCCAGAAGCAGATGGCCGCGCAGGGTGGTCCTCAGGCCGGAGCTGCGGTAGGCGCCGCGAATCAGCAGAAAAAAGCTGAGATGGCGAAGGCCGGGGCCAAGATCAACAAGGCTGCACAGATGGTCAAGCAAAAGGCCGCAGCCGCCAAGGGCAAATAAAAAACCGAACCCCGCCAGGAGCCAAGCTCAACCGGCGGGGTTCGATCACCCAACCACCCAAAATGGATATTACTGGGAGGGTGCATGTCGGAGCAAGCTCAGCAAAAGGCCCAAAGCGAATCTTCACAACAGGATGCCGAGATTGCTGCTGTCGTCGCCATTCTGGTAGCGGGTCCGCCCCTCATTACCGCAATGAAGGCCATTTCAGTTGCAGCGAAACTCCCCAAAAAGCTAGTACTAGCCCTACTAGCCATCATCAAGTACAAACCAGGCAAAAAGGCACAGGCCAAGGGATCCGGCCCCGTCACAGCCGCCCTGAAAAAGAACATGCGCTACCGGGCCGCCTACCTCATCAACGCCGCACAGAGACTGGCCGCAGCCCCCGACCTGGAAGCAGCCATCGCCCGGGAAAAAACGCTGTTTGCCGCCCACAAGGAGGCCTCAGCACGCCGCACCGCAGCAGCGAAAGCCTCCGTAGCCATGGCCACCACCAGCCACAGCCCCGTCCTGGGATGGGGCGGCATCCTCGACAACCGCACCACCCCGGACTGCCGCTGGCTCATCGGGAAAAACTATTCCGTCGACAACCCGCCCGAAGGACTCCACCCCGGCGCCCGGCACCCGCGCTGCCGGTGCTACCCAACTCCGTCCTACCCCGGAAAACCGGTCGTCACAGAACTCCCGGCACACCTCAGCGGGAATTCTCCCCTATAGGTACTAGCCTCCCAGATTGACGAATAAACAGGTAGTTTGGTATCCGGCATGCCTGCTGAAAACACGCGCGCAAGGAGACCTCACTATGGCTACCGCCTTAACTGTCCTTTCTGCCTCCAATGGTGGCCTGTCCACCTTTACCACCGTCGCAGCGGACACCACCGGGAACACGTTCTCGAATGACGGCCGCACCTGGCTGTTCATCGACGGGGGCGCCGCCGGTGGCACGCTCATCGTGAAGTCCAACGCCATTCTCCCCACGGGCCTGGTCGTTCCGGACAAGACGTACACCATCGCCGCGACCACCACGTACCTCCTCGACCCGTCGGACTTTCCGTACGTCGTCACCGGCGACACCGTGAAGGTCACCGCGTCCGTCACCACGATCAAGCTCGCCGCGTTCCACTAAACACGCCGTAACTCCTTGGAGCGCAGGACATGAGTGCAGAGACTGGGGCGTTAGCGACCACCCCGCATCCGTTAGGAAAGCCGAACGGACCGGGTCTTTTCGGAAACAAGTCGTTGAGCCTCCCGCCGTATGTGCAAAACGTGGCCCAGAGCCTTATGGAGAAGCGCGGGATGGATCGCTCCCGGGCAATCGCCACGGCCATCGGAGTCATGAAGAACTGGGCATCCGGGCAGGGGAAGGTGCACCCCGAGGTCCGTGCTGCGGCAGGCGCGGCCCTGGCGGAGTGGGAAGCCGCAAAAATGAAGGCCCACGCCACCCCCAACAAGGGCGCTGTGAGCCTGTCCCAGCCGATGACTCTCCTGCGCTCCATCCTGGACGGCTCCACTGCGGTGGAACTGGCGCAGACCGCCACAGAGCCCTCAGGAGGCCCGAAGCCCGCCAAGGCCCCGGCCAAGCAGGACAAGAAGGCCCAGCAAGACCAGCAGCAGACCAAGCACCAGCTGCCTCCGGGCGCTACAGGCTGGAAGCATGGGTGGATTCCTGTCGATTCGTCCGGAAAAGCTGTCGGTCCATCGCAGATGAACAAGTCTGCGCAGGAGATCAAGGACATGACGGGCCACGACCAGGCCACCAAGGACGCGATCGCCTCCGCGTACCACAACAAGTCAGTTGCTGACGGCAAGAAAGCCGCCACAAAGGCCAAGTCCGCCAAGAAGAAGGCGGACGCCGCCGCCAAGCATGCCGCAAAGGCCAAGACCGCAGCCGCCAAGAAGGCGCTCCGGGCCAAGGTAGTCGCCGCGAAGAAGGCTGCGGTGGCTGCCAAGAGGAATGCCGCAGCTATCGCGAAAAACAAGGCTGCGAAGACGAAGGCCCGTCAGAAGCTGGTCACTCAGGCCACCCGGCAGGCGCTCGCGGACAAGAAGGCGGGCCGGTCGCTGACGCCGTCACAGGTCCGGCTGCTGGACGCGTACAACTCTCAGCAGGCCTCGCAGCTGGACAACCTGCGTAACAACGTGTCGCTGTCTCAGCCGGTTGGCGGGGAATCCCAGGTCACTGTCCCTACGGGTTCTTCGCAGGACGGCCCTCGTAGCACGGTAAACAGCCTGCTCTCCTCGGTTCCGAAGCGGAAGCTCGCGGATGCCGCGCTGAAGGCTCAGAAGACGCGGCGTGATCGCCGCAGGAAGGGCGGGAAGTGAACACGCAGGAGTACGAGTTAGCATTCGTAACGGTTTTACCGTCGGGTGCTCACGAAGTTCAGCCCCATACGCTGGACTTTTCCAAGAACCCCGCCGGAGCGTTAGCATTCCGATACAAGCACGGCTGGATCTTGATCAACCCCCTGATCCCTTCCCGGGGACTCAGCGGCGGCGGTCTCGCCCGGCAGCACGGCCACCTCTCCGGCGGCTACACCACCGGCCACTTCCACAAGGGCGCCGACGGCAAGGTCCACTTCAAGGCCGCCAACCGGTACGCCGACAAGGCGGACTGGGAGAAGGAAGTCAGGGCCGGGGCGGCGGGCGTCGTCGCCAAGCAGGAAGCAGCGAAGGCGGCTGTCCAGAAGGCCGAGGACGCCACCAACCTCACGGAGAAGCTGGCCGGGGAGAAGGCCCCCAAGGCGGCTCAGGCTGCGGCTCACGCGGCTGCTGCGGCGGCTCACCAGGACGCTGTGAAGCACTTCCAGGCAATGGGTCAGGACGGCCTCAAGTCCGGGGTGTTGACGCACTCGGCACACAGCGCGATCCACTCCTCCAAGGCGGGCCAGCTGGAGGCCGCCGCCAAGGCGGAGAAGCTCCAGAAGCAGGTACAGCGCAAGGAGCTGGCTACCGGCCTGTCGAAGAAGGCCAACGATCTCAGCGCCTCGACGAAGGAGTCCACGGCACTCCCGAAGGAGAAGGCAGCGCTTCACCAGAAGGCTGCGGCATCCCACCTGGCGGCCCAGAAGGCGAACGAGGCAGCCGGGAACCACTACGTCGCCGACGCCCACGGGAAGGCCGCCGCCAAGCACGAGGCGATTGCTGCACACCAGCTGGAGAAGCACAAGCAGCTGGAGCACGGAGCAGGTGTCAAGTCGAACAAGGCTGCAACCGCCTCCAAGAGCGCGAAGATAGCGGGCGAAGAGGGTGACTCGTTCCCCTCTCAGCTTGCCGCGCACCAGAACGCCTCAACCGCGCACGAAGAGGCCGCCACCGCGCACAAGATCCTCGGGAACACCAAGGTTGCGCAGGACCACCTGACCAGCAAGATGAGCCACAACACGGCCATTGCCCAGCTGAAGGAGAAGCAGGCCGCGCACGAGGCGACGACGGCTGAGAACGACAAGCTGAAAGGCGCCGCCAACGCGGCGTACCAGAAGGCCATCGGCATGCCCGAGGACACGGTGTCCCAGAAGGTGGCCAAGGTCGTCGCTCTCAAGGAGGCGTCCCAGAAGACTGGCGCTGCCATGCAGCACGGCGCGAAGCACGACCTGCCCGACGATCACCTGATAACGGCGAAGCACGAACAGATGACCGATTTCGCCAAGCAGTTGAAGGGCGAGATCGAGCAGGCGCACAAGGCCAAGGTCGAAGAGCAGAAGGCCCAGGCCAAGCTGAACCAGGCGGCGTTCGACGCCTCCGACACGGCCAAGACCGCGTCTCAAAAGGCGAACAGCTCCGGCACCCTCGCTGACCACTGGGCGGCTCACGATGCCCACCAGGCAGCTGGGGAGGCAGCAGGAACGGCGGGCCACGGGTCGGACATTCAGCAGTATCACGCGAAGCAGCAGGAAGCGCACCTGGACAAGATCGCGAAGATCCAGGAAGAGCAGGAAGCTGAGGCCGAGAAGGCGAAAGCGGCCAAGAAGGCTGCGATGGTCAAGGCGCTCGACCTGTCGGACGCTGCCAAAAAGGCCAGCATTGCCGCTGAAAACACGCCGCACGGCAAGGCCCTGATCGGCAAGCACCTGGACGCCGCAGCCGCTCACCTGGACGCCTCCGAAGCGGCGAAGAACGCTACCGCCGGGACAAAGCTCGCTGAGCACCACAAGGACTTGGCGAAGGAGCACACCGAGACCGCCAAGAAGCTCGCGACGGACATTGCGGACGCCAACCAGAAGGCCGGGGACTTCTTCAACAACGGCGACGACGCCGAAACCTTCGGCGACACGAGCGCAGCGGCCCACAACTACAAGAAGGCCGCCGAGCAAGCCGAACTGGCGGGCAACCCCGCAATGAAGGTCAATGCTCTGCACGCCCTTGCCACGCTCACCGGGACGAAGGAAGACCACAAGGAGGCCGCCAAGGCTGCCCTGAAGGCCCTGGTAGCGGAGAACAAGAAGAGCAACCCCAGCACCTTCTATCAGAACAAGTACGAGCACCTCTCCGAGGAGCACCTTGCCGCGATCGACAAGATCGGCGAGACCGACCAGCACGCCACAGCCAAGGCGGACGCCTACAAGGCAGCAGCTGACGAGGTGGACAAGGCGACTCAGAAGGTCATCACCTCTGCCGGGCTTGGTGCGCAGCCGCAGGCAGACGCCCACTACGGGGCAGCCCAGGCCCACCAGGTGGCTGCGGAGGCCGCCAAATCGGCGGGGCTGAAGAAAGAAGCTAAGTCGCACGCGGAACAGGTGTCTGCGCACACCCTTACTGGCAACAAGAAGCAGGCAGAGGCCAACCTCAAGAAGAAGATGACCCAGGAGAAGGCCGAGAAGCAGGCGGTCCAGGAACCGGCCGCTTCGGGGGAAAAGCCGCTCAAGCCGGTAGGCGAGCTGACCAACACCGGCCGCACCCTCGGGACGCACGGCTCTCAGTTGATGAAGGACGAAGCCGGAAACGAATGGCTGAAGAAGACCGACGACTACAGCCGTGTTCTGGACCCTGCCATCGCGTCCCTTCAGCGCAAGATCGGCATGGACACCCCGGTGTTCGTCAAGACCAAGGAGGGGCACCTCCAGGGCATGCTTCCGGATGCCAAGGACGCGTTCCCTAACGGCAACTTCGATCCGGAGAAGCTGTCCGAAGAAGACCTCGCCAAGATGCTCCAGCACCAGGTGCTGGACTACGTCACCGGGAACCAGGACACCCACTCCGGCCAGTGGCTGCGAACCTCGGACGGCAAACTGATCCAGATCGACCAGGGTCAAGCGTTCAAGTTCGGTGTCGGCAAGGGCAGCGGCGGTTCAGGCAAGGGCGACCCGACGACAACGTACCCGCCGATCGGGGCGAATTCCCCGATCTATCCGAAGCTGTGGCACGCGGCCGAAGCGGGCAAAATCCATATCCCGGACCCGAGCGGGGACAACGACTTCGCCAAGACCATCAAGGCGATTCAGGACATGCCGGACGAACAGTTCAAGGCGCTGTTCAAGCCGTACGCCGTCCAGGCGATGAAGAACGGCCACAACCCCGGCGGGCACACCACCGTGGACGGCTTCCTCAACGACATCGCGGAGCACAAGAGCAAGATCGGCAGCGACTTCCAGAAGCTCTATGACGAGCTCCCGGCGAACGCGAAGAGCGGTGCGCCTGAGGCGCCTGCCAGCCCGGGTCCTAACCTGGTAACTGGTTCGGAGCCGGGCAAGAAGGCGAATGCCCTGGAGGCCATCAAAACCTACGCCGTCTCCGCGAAGGGCCAGCCGATGGCGCCCTGGATGCACCAGATGGCCAAGGAAGCCGGTCTCTCCGACGCGGAGATCCACAAGGCGTTCCAGGACGGCCCGAAGGAGATCGCCCTCAAGGAGGTCGCAACCCAGGCCGCCAACGGCACCGTGCTGGGAAGCGGCGCGATCACCAAGGCCAAGGAGGCAGGCGCATCCCTCGACGAGATCCACAAGGTCATGCAGGACGCCAAGGCCGCCAAGACCGCCGCACCGACCGCCGGACCGTCCGAGAAGGAGAAGGCTCTCAAGGCCCTCGCCGAGCACGAACACCACAACAACATCGGTGCGTGGACGTACACAAAGAGCGACAAACTGGAAAATGCGGCCAAGGAGGCAGGCGCCTCCCCGCAGGAAATCCAGACCGCCTTCGAAAAGCCTCAGGAGGTCTTGAATGCGCTGTCCGAGGCCCCGGCTTCAACGCCGTCCGCTCCGGAACCGTCGGGGCTGTCTGCGAAGCACGCTGCTCTGAAGACCCTGGCCGAGTACTCGGACAACCCGCCGGACAACTGGTCTCTGAAGGAGTACCAGAAGCTCAAGGAAGCTGCCGCCGGAGCAGGCGCCAGCAATGACGAGCTGAACGCCGCACAGTACACACCGGGGACGTTCCTGAAGAACCTCCCGGCCATGGCTGCCGCCGAGCCGTCCGCTCCGGCAACCCCTGCGGCGCCCAGCGCCCCGGCGGGCCCCAAGGTGGATCCGTTCAAGCCGAAGGCCAAATGGTCCAAGGGCGTTGCGGGCCTCGCGTATCCCGGAGGCGAAAAGAAGCAGACGGATGTCTTGGCAGGCCCGAAGGGGCTCGTGGTCCACAAGGCCACCACGGGTACCGGCTGGTCCGTGTCGTCCTCGGACGGCCTCAACATGGGCGGCGTCAAGTTCAAGACGCAGAAGGAAGCCAAGCTCGCTGCCGAGTGGATGGCGAAGAACCACGGCGCCCCCGGGTCGATCACGACCGAGAGCCACAAGGAATGGGCTGCCGCGAACCCGGAGAAGAACACGGCGTTCAAACAGGGGATCAACGCCAGCCAGTGGAACAAGGACGCTCAGGCGGAGCTGGACAAGCACAACGGCGTAACCCCGATCACGTCTGCTGCTCCGGCATCGCCGGAAGCGACTGCGTCCGCGACGCCACATATCGCGTACACCGGTCTCAGCAACGACAAGGTGGCCAACGCGCAGCTGCTCAAGAAGCTGTACAACCAGGCGAACAGCCCGAACGCCACGGCAGCCGACAAGGCGGCGTACGTACAGGCGAAGTACGACTGGGACCACAAGCACTCCAGCCCCTTCGATCCCAGCAAGGTGCTGCTGCCGGGCCAGCTTCCCGAGATGGGCAGCACGCCGAACCCGCAGAAGGGGAAGAAGCCGTACCCGGTCACGCCCGGCTACCAGGGATGGAAGCCGTACAACCCGGCCGAGGGAAGCACTCACGGGATCGCCACTACGGACCGCACCAAGCTGGCCGAGATCACGAAGCATCAGTGGTCAGACAGCACCTACCAGGCGGGATTCAGGTCGGCGTCGACCAACGAGAGCCTGCACGGGGACTGGAAGCCGAACTACAAGGACGCCGGGTCGGGGTCTGGTCCGTATATCTACTCCACGGGCAGCTACACCTCCATCAATCAGCAGCTGCGCGGCGACAAGAAGAAGGGCATCGCGCCGTTCGGCCCCACGGGCGGCAAGTGGGATGACGTGATTGCCCACATGGACACGGCGTTCGACGACGTACCGCCGCTGGACCGCGACATTGTCCTGTCCCGCAAGATGTATGGCGGTGGTCCCTTCCCGACGTCGCCCCCTGCCCCGCCGATGAAGCCGGGTGAGGAGTACATCGACCACGGGTACAACTCCACGTCGAAGACCCGCGAGGTCTGGAGCGGTGACACGCACATGGAGATCCGTGTGCCGAAGGGCGCCAAGGTATTGGACCTGAACCACTCCTACGGTTCGGACAACGCCACGGAGCACGAGGTCTTGCTGAACCGGGAAAGCAAGTTCAGGGTGATCGAGGACACGACGTCTACGTGGCAGGGGCAGAAGGTCCGTCACATCATCGTAGAGCTGGTTCCGTAGTTAGACCGCGTGTGCTAGTATTAGGGTAGATAAGGAGATGAGGACCATGGCCACCAATACGGCCGCCAACGGCGCGACCCCTGACCTCTGCGACAACGTGGAGTTCATCGTCGGGCCCGACGACGTCACCCCGGAGATCACCGCGAAGCTCGCCGCTGACCAGAAGCGTCAGATGGCCGCAGGAAAGCGGCTGATCCTGGAAGAAAAGGTGGAGGCCGAACGGGCACGGCGCGCGAAGGCTGGCCAGGGCGGCTGATCTCCCGCCAGGCAAACAGAGAACCCCCGGACACCCGTCCGGGGGTTCTCTGCGTATCTGGACTCAGCTGGCCCGGTTGCGCAAGATCTCCACCTTGTCCCCGGTGAGCTGCCAGCCCTTCAGAGACTTCCCGGTGGCCTTGTTCTTGATCACTTTCTCCTCGAACCCGGCAACCTTGGCCTGCGCCACGAACGCGGAAGCCGAGTGCACCCGGTCCTCGATCTTGTTCCCCATGAAAGCCCTCCAGGCGTCCGCCAGAGTGCGCGGATGAATGAAGATCGCATCACCCTGCATGTCCTCGGTGCGGTAGAACGCCGGAGCCGTCACGAACGACTTGCCAGAAATCTTGATCGGCTCGAACGCCGCCAGCCCATGCCCCGCCCAGTCTCCGTACTCGTGCAGGGCCCACGGCAGAACATCCGTGGTCAGAGCGTTGTCCCAGGAGTTCGCATACTTCAAGTCCTCCTGAACCCACGCCCACACACGCTCATAGGTAGAACCCTTCTTGCCCCACGCCTTCGGATCCCCCAGAAGATGATCCACGAAGCACGCCCCCGCCAGAAGGACCGCGTACTTGTCCCCGAGGCGCCCCGGGCACGGCTTCGTCTCATCGATCAGAGCCTCCACGTCGTCCAGCCAGCGCAGGATCTCCGCCACGACCGTCCCCGCCATCGCGGCCATACCCTGGGCGCCCGGATACTTGCGCATCAAGGACGTCACGTCGGTCCACTGCGACAGATGCTCACGGCCGGGGATCTGGGACTTCCGGTTGGTGGGGTCCGTCAGCTCCAGCAGGATGATCCGGTCCGCCAACGCCTTCTGAGACTTCAGGCCCAAGTGCTCCCCGGTCAGCAGAATCGTTCCTGTCATGTGGGAGTGCTGCGACGCCTTGAACCCCGACTCGTGCGACCGCATCATCTTCGTGCCGTCCGACGTCGACAGCCGCAGCATCTCAAAAACCACCTTCGGTTCATCCAGGTCGTCTATGTGCACGAACCCGGACCGGGTGGAAGCGATCTTCTGCCGGACATCCGGCACCGTGCCCTGCGACGGACCCGAGGTATTGCCCGTGAGGATCTGCCGGAGCATCGAGAGCGCCCCCGTCGTCTTACCTGACCCGGACGGCGCCTCCACGGCCATCACCGGGAAATGGGACGTGTGCTGAATGATCCCGGACTGGACCAGGGACATGACCATCCACGCCGCCACAACCGCGAGAGGCGTTTCGTCATGGAACGTCAGCACCTGGGACAGAACATCCTTGACCTCGGCCAGACCGTTCTTCGCCATCCCGTAGGAGAACGGGGCATCCCCCGACGTCGACAGCTGAGCCGACGGACGGTACGGGGCCGCCAGGTCAAACTTCGTCTCTCCGGGCCTCAGAATGCCCTCGTGTGACACGAACACGTTCAAGTCAGGGTGGTACCCCAGCTGGTCCACGATCGTCGCCTCAGGCGGATTCTGGGCGTTGATGTACCGCAGCAGCCGGACCCCCTGGGACACGCCACCACCCAGAGCACCGTCCGGGCACATCACCGACACACCCGCCGACGTCAGCCACAACGTCAGCTTGCGCGGATCCGCGAGCGTTTTCTCATCCAGAATCCGACGGAGTTCCTTCCCATCAGCCTGACGGACAATCACGACATCCCAGGCCCGGCGCTCCGTCGTATCATCCGCGATGATCCCAAGCGCCCTGATGTCAAAGTTTCCGTACGGCTCCTCGTCATAGATGTACTTACCCGACTCCGTAGGGTCCTTCGCACGCGTACGAACGTGGACCACGCCCTCCTGCGAGCAGAGCCAGCCCGTATCAAGATCAGCGTTAGTAACAAGGGTGGAGGCAACAGGCGTGTCGGTTGCCTGGGGGGTGCTAGGGGAGATAGTCTCAGACACAGAGAGATGCACCTCTCGCTACACCCCCCGACCTGCGACCGGTCGGGGGGTTCTTACGTTTGTAGGGCAGACCCTAACACGTGGATCACGGCTGACGTGGTTACCCCCGAGGACGTAACCGACCGAGTAACTTGATCTTGGTCGTTCGCCTGTCTAACGATTTGAAGATCATCTTTTACCAAACCCATGGACGTTACGCAGCGGGTACCTTTAAGTTACTTGGCAAAAAGTAACCCAAATACGCCCTCTGACCTGCATGTTTAATGATCATTACCTGGTTACCTGTGATTTGCATGCCCATACGTGCGCGCATGCGCCTGCGTACGCGCGATGTGTCGTGTCCATATTTTCAAAACGGGTAACCGGGCTCCGAGGGCTCCGAGAGCCCTGCACGTGGTCGGCTTCAAACTTGCTGCATCGAAGCCTGTGTGGTTCCTGCGGGGAAGCCTGCGACCAGAAACGTAGAATGGCCAGTACCAACGGAGTCGCAACCGTCGTACTGGCCATCTCTACGCCCTAGGAGGGCTCTCCCATGCTACCGCCTGGCTACACCGTGCTCGAAGACGGCACGATCCTGGGTAAAAAGGGCATGCCCTTGAAACTCGGTACAGATCGCTACGGCTACAGCCAGTTCAGCGTTCGTGTAAACGGTAAGAGGAAGACCTTCACAGCCCATAAAGCAGTGTGCGAAGCCTTCCACGGTCCGAAGCCGTTCCCGGAAGCCCAGGTACGTCACATCAATGGTGTGAAATCGGACAATCGGGCATCAAATCTCCGATGGGGGACACCCTTGGAGAACACAGAAGACAAACGCCTGCACGGGGTGGCTCGGGGTGCTGCACACGAGGGCGCCGGAACCATAACGCCAAGTTGACAGAGCAGCAGGTCCGGGACATCCGAGCCCGCTACTCCGCTGGCGGGGTTCTTCAACGAGAGCTAGCCAAGGAGTTCGGGGTCAGTGCGCGGACCATTTGCGTGATCCTTCAGAGGAAGATGTGGGCACACATCTGAAATAGCCCGTATTACCGGTCCCCCGGTTAGCGGCCATCCAATGGTGCTACCGGGGGCCTTCCCTTTTCTCCTCTTGCTTGATTCGGTGGCCGATGCTAGGCAATACTAGGATCATTGGCTAGTATTAGGCGCAGTCACGATTTCAGGACAGAGCGAGGTAAAGAGGATGGCGGAACGCGAATTACTGTTATCCCCTCAGGATGACGGTGATGCCGTCGAGCTGTCTTCCCGGGTATACCGCAAGCGGATTCTTCCGCTGGCTACCATCAACTACCGTGGTCGAAAGATCTCGTTTGACGCGCAGTACCTCACCGACCTGGCGCAGTCCTTCAACTCAGGGGCCTACGATCAGGTCGCCTTCATGCTGGCCGACACGAACAACGCCCACACGCTGGACCCTGAGAGGTTCCGTGGCGAGGTGCAGGGTGTGGAGGTCGGGGACGACGGTCTGTACGCCACGATCCAGGTCACCCCTGAAGCCGCCAAGGTGCTGGAGCAGAACCCGAAATTAGGTGTCTCTGCGCGCATCCTCGAAAACTACGAGCGCTCGGACGGGAAGCAATTCCCCCGGGCGCTTCAACATGTCCTTGGCACTTTGGACCCGGTTATCCCCGGGCTAGGTAGCTGGGAAGAGGTTGCCCTGTCCAACGGAATCGACCCGGGCAACGTGATTGACCTGTCCGAACATTCCTATGAGGAGTTGGAGCCCGTGGCAACCCGCCAGGAACATTTACAGCAGGTGGCTGCGGCTACCGACATGACCGTGGAAGACCTCGAAGCGCTCGGGATGACGGATGACGAGTTGGCGATTTTCGCCTCCGCGTTCGTCGAGGATGCGCCCGCAGCCGAGATCGCAGCCGATACCGGCGACGACGAGCTGATCGAAGAGCCCGGCGAGCAGGCCGGTCTTCTTGACGTGTCTGACGACACCGACGAACTTCCTTCCGAGGCGGAGATCGAGGCGGCCGTCGAGGCGCTCTCCGACGAGGAGCTGACCGCTCTGGCCGCCGAACTCGGCATCCCTGCCGACGAGGAGCTGGAGACGGGCGAGGAGGAGGCCACGGCGGAGGCCACGGCGGAGGCCGAGGCTGAGACCGAGGCCATTGCCGAGGAGACCGTCGAGACTCCTGCCGAACCGACGGACGCCGAACTGGCGGAGCGTCTGGGTACCGGTGAGTTCGGCAGCGGGCTGGAAGACCCGATCGCCGCCGATCCGGACCTGAGCGATCTGTCTGACGAAGACCTGGCGAAGATGACCGAGATGTGGGAGACCGCCCACAATCTCGATGAGGCTGCCGCGACCGAGGAAGCTGCCGCCGTTGCTGCGGAGGCTGCCGAATCTTCGGCGACTGCCGAGGAGACTGCCGGGACTGTGGCGGAAGCCACGGAGGTTCCGCAGCTTGTCGGTGCGGGCTCGGTCTCCCTGTCCAACGAGGCGGGTCCGGAGGTTGTGGCCCTGTCCAACCAGGTGGCGACGCTTCAGCAGCAGTTGGCGATCCAGGGGTTCGACGCCCTCAAGCGGGAGTACGTCCGCCAGGGCGTTCCTTCAGCTCTGGTCGACCTGGCCCGTCCGATTCTCGTCGCCGGGCAGGCTCTGGAGTTCTCCAACAGCACTGGTGACCGCGTCGATCCTGCGGCCATCGTGAAGCAGCTTCTAGATTCCGCCACCGGCTATATCGATCTGGCTCGTGAACGCGGCCACAGCTACTCGCCGGAGGCCGAGGACAAGGCGGCGATGCAGGCCGAGGACGACAAGCGTCTTGCCTCCCTGTGGGGCGAGCAGTACGGCAACTGACCGGGGCTCCCGGCAGCAACTCTCAAAGGAGATAGATCATGGGTTTGAGCCCCGTCTTCAAGCACGGTTCACCGCAGACTTTCCAGGTCATCAGCTCCGGCACCGTTCGTGCGGGCCGTCTGGTGGAGTACGTCACGGAGTCCAGCACCACCAAGGTCCAGGAAGCCGCCGTGACCAGCCTCAAGGTGGCCGGTGTCGCGATCGATGACGCCATCGGTACGTCGACTCCGGGTGCGGACATCACGTACGGCACGGGCGTCACCCGTCGCGCCTACGACACGTCCACGATGGTCGACACCATCGGCGTTTCCACGTGCGGCGTCTGGAACCTGGTCGCGGGTGCTGCCGTCGCCGCGTTCGATGTTCTCAAGGCTGGCGCTGCGGGGACCGTCGTGACCTGGGTGTCCGGTACCGACTCACCGGCGGCCATCATCGGGATTGCGCAGGCCGCGATCTCCAACGGAGCCACCGGCCCCGTTTCGCTTCGTCTCGGCGTCTGATCCGTCCGAGCTGAACAGATCTAGAAAGGACGACTGAGACATGCCTCAGACCACTGTCGGTACCGTTTCTTCGAACGATGGCTTCCGCCTCACAGTCAACACGCTGCTCAAGCGGCCGACTGTCATCCGGGAGCGCATTCTCCGGCTGGCTGACCAGCAGTTCATCACGGACACCGTCTTACGCAAGGTGCAGGACGTGCCGTCTGGCGTTGTTCTGTACAACGAGTCGACTCCGCTGTACGCCAACGGCGGCCCGTCGGTCGTCGCGGAAGGCGGCGAGATCCCGCTGATCACGGCGAACCTCGGCATCGGCAAGGCGGCCCGCACCATCAAGCGCGCCTTCGGTATCGAGTTCACCGAGGAGATGCGCCGTCGCAACGACATGGACCGCGTCAACACCTCGATCGCGCAGGTCGTCAACTCCATGAAGGCGGCGTGGGAGGACGCGTTCCTCTCTTCGGCCATCGCGGGTCTCGCGTCGACTGCTTCCGGTACCGCGTGGGCGACTGCCACGGACGTCCGGTCCACGCTCGCGAACGCGATGCTGGCGATCCAGCTCGCTGACGCGGAGTCCACGGACCAGACGGGCGTGCAGAAGTTCGGGTTCGAGCCCGACACTTTGATCCTGCATCACGCCCGTGCGATGGACCTGGCGCTCAACAGCGACATGAACAAGTACTTCGTCGGCTCCGGCTCCCCGAACTCCGCGTACGCGGACAAGCTGACCCTTCCGGGTCTGCTCTTCGGCCAGTTCAAGGTCGTCAAGTCGTGGCGTGTCCCCACCAACTCCGCGATCCTCCTGGAGGCCGGGACCATCGGTGGTATCGCCGACGAGCGTGCGTTGGACGTGACGCCGCTGGAGCACAACAGCACCAACGAAACCTGGCGCTGCAATGTGGTGAGGCAGAGCGCGATCTTCCTGGACCAGCCGAAGGCCGGTCGCGTCATCACCGGCATCTGATCAAGCAGTTACCCGGCACGGCGACTACACATCGAAGGAGTTACACCAGTCATGGCTGAAGAGAACGTTCTGTTCCGCGTCACCCGGCCGAACACGTCGATCTTCCACCCGGACCGGGCGGTCAGCCTGCTCCCGGTGCAGACCGGCGGCGAGATCGAGCTTCCTCTCACGACCGCG